TGGTGCCCAGGGACGGAGTCGAACCGCCGACACGGGGATTTTCAGTCTTATTCGAGCCTCCCGGTTTCCAAGGGCTCTAGATAACAATGGGCGCATTTTGTGCCGTTTTTGTGCCATACGCGCCGCCCGCCGTTTCTCGCCCCAAGCGCCGGGCGAAAAGAAACGGGGCGCCGAAGCACCCCGCCAGGATCAGCCGAAAAGCGCGGAGGCGATCCCCTCGGTCCGCTTTTTCCGCCGCGCGTTCGCCTCGGCGTCGTCGAAAAGATGCCCGTATGTGTCGAGCGTGATTTGTGCCGACGAGTGCCCTAGCTCCCGCTGCACTTCCTTGATATCGGCCCGGCTCTCGATCAGAACCGAGGCGCGGAAATGCCGGAGAGCGTGGATACCGTACCGAGCTTTCCCGTCCTCGCCGACGACCTTCGCCTCGACCTGTAGCGGATACCAGAACCGATTTGCGATGTTGGAGAGGCTCTCGACCTTGCCCGAGCCGTTGGGGAAAACGAGATCGAGCGGTCCTTTTGGACAGGCGATCCGCCACGACTTGAGCTCGATCCGGAGATCGTCGGGAATGACGATGCGGCGCCGGGAGCCTTTGGTTTTCGTCGGGCCGATCGTCCCTTTCTCGTCGGCGCGCTGCACGATCTCGATCGCCCCCTCCTCGAGATCGACGGAGCCCCACGGGAGCCCCCGGAGCTCCGAGATACGGGCGCCGGTCAGGATTGAGCATTTCAGCAGGAGGAGAAACCATCGGTGCCGATTGAGGCGGATTGCCTCGAGCTCCGACGGGCGCCCCTTGGGCGACGCCTTCCCAAGCCCGACGCCGTTCCGGTTTGCGCCGTGATCCCCAACCGACCAAGCCGCCGCCCGGCGGACGAGATCGCGAACCTCGTCCTTCGTCGGAATCTCGACCGAGGTTTCGTGCCGCCCGCTCGTCGAGATCGTGACGCCCTCGGCGGCGTTGATCGCGACGAGCCCGCGGGTTCGCGCCTCGCTCAAAATCCCGACCAAGCTCGTCAGGACCTTTTTCGTCATGGCACGGGAGACGCCGTCGCGGAGGAGCTCGTCGCGGTATTCGACGACCCTCGGGGTCGTGAGGCGATTGAGGCGGAGCGCACCAATCCGCGGGACAATATGCCGGGAAACGTGATTCCGGTATTGCTTTAGCGTCCCCTCCTCGGCGGGCGGACGCCCATTCCGACCAATCTCCACAGCCCCAAGCCAAACGGTCGCGGCCTCCTCGATCGTAACGGAGTCGCGGTCGTGAACGTGCGTCCCGGCCTTTACCGCCCCCTCCGTCTCGACGCGATAATCCTCGGCGTCCTTTTTTCTGTCGAAATTCTTCGCTCGGCGCTTCCCGCTTTGGTCGATGTAACGGACTTGCCAAGCGGAGCTTTTCGATCCGTCTCGGTTTGTCCATTCGATTTTTTTGACTGTCGCCATATTGCATTCCGATCTAGGGTAAATCCGCCAACACGACGGATTTTTGCATTGTGTCATAAACTCCCCCGGTCGAAAAGTCTTGCGTCGGGGAAACGGTTGCCCTATCTAAAAACGGCGATGGGGAAACTGTTTCCCCATTTGCCCCTAGATCGGAGATCAAACCATGACCGCTTTTCTCCTGATGCTCGAGAGCCAGGGATCGAATCACAAGGGCGCAATCCGTCACGTTCGCGTGCGAGCGCAAAACCGGAAAGCCGCCCTCGCGCTTGGTGACAAACACGCGCGGAGGGACGAGCGGGTCCTCGCCGCGCTCCTCGCGGTCTAAGGGGAGGGGCGGATATGACCAGCCAAAACACCACTCGCGACGAGCGCGTCGGGAAAGTCCTTCGCCTCGCTTACGGGCGCGGCACGCAATACGCGCGGATCGAGGCGGTCCGTACCGACCGGCGCGGCGGCGTCAAACTCCGTATCCGGCGCCTCGAGGGGCTCGGGACCTCTGCCGCACATTGGAACGTCGAAACGAGCGAGATCGCCGCCACGGATAGGCGGATCATCGGGGAAATGGTCGATAGGGTTCCGGTCGGAGCCCCGCCTCCGCCGACGGTCGCCGACCTCGAGGCGCTTGTCGCCAAACGCGAGGCGGAGGTCGCCAAGGCGGAGGCGGACCTTGCAACGGCAAGGGGTGAGGAAGCGGCGGGGAGCGCCAGCGAGTTTCGTGTCTCCAACGCCGCGCGTCGCGTTCGTTATGGGCAAAGCGACCTCGACGCCGCCCGGAAGGCGCTCGAGCTCCTTCGCCTCTCCGGCCTCTAGGCTGCACGGCGGGGCGCAAGCCCCGCCTGTGACATTCCGCCGATTCAGCATGTTTTTCCGTCAATATGAACGAACGTTTGAGTTACGTTAATCTCCTTGTGGGAATTTTCCTACACCGTCTATCCTCGTTCGCGGCGCCCTGCCGTCACGTCTCGAGGGATCGTTGATGCCTACCGTTGTTATCTGCCCGTCCGAGGGCGCGAGTCCGACCGTCCGCCGGATTCACGGGGCTTACTTTGACTCCGGCGCCGAGGTCCGCCTCGTTCAGCCGGTCGGGCCGGATGCTTTCGAGGTCCGCGTCGCTTATCGGGTCGAGCGCGATCAACTGGCAGAGCTCGGCGACGCCTATGTCGCAGCCGCCGGAGAGGCGCCCGGCGGCGCCGAGGAGCCGTGCCCGGACGGATGCACGCTTATTTCGGTGACGCCGATCGAGGACGACGATATCGAGGTCGTTTTCGCCTACCGGCTCTCGAGCCGCGCGCTCGGCGATATCGGGCGCGCGTTCCTCGCTGCGGCGCGTGGCGTCGCTAAGGCGTTGGTCGTGTCGCTCGGGATCGCCTCTGCCTGTGTCGCCGCCGACGCGGACGATCGCTTTGATCCGCTCGACCTTTTCAGCGATCCGCCGACCGCGGCGGGCGAGGCGGGCGACCTTGGCGCATAAAAAGAGAAGGCGCCCTCGAAAGGACGCCCTCTCCCCCTAGATCGGAATCCGGTCGCCCGAAATCCGTTCCCGCGGGGATCAGCCGCGGGAAAATTCTAGATACGCGCTCACGCCGCTATCGACAAGCCCGAACCATCGCGCGGAGCGTGTAATAGTCGGCGAGGAGCTCCTCGATCGCCGAGCCGGGCGGGAGGAGGTCGAGCTCGTTGGCGGCTCGCTCCTCGATAACGCTCGGGTATTCGACGACCGGCGGACAGTTAGAAGCGATGGGAGCGCAAGCGGTCGCGGAGATCGTCACGATCGCGAGGGCGATCGCTCGCCGCGCGAAGTTGCTCCGCCTGGATTTCTGCCGCTCGTTCATTTTGCGCGCTCCGTTCTGCCATGCGCCCGGCGACGTAGATCGCCAGCCTATCGAGGACCCGCGTCGCGAGCTCGAGGAGGGCGGCGACCGCCGTCCGCATTACTTCGCCGCCGGGTTAGTCGGGCTTGCCGGGGAAGGCTTGCCGGTTTCTTTCGCCCGCCCGAACGTGAGGGCGAGCCACTCGAGAACCCGGTAAGCCTTGCCGAGTTTGCTCGAGGGGTCGGGAGTCCGCGTGCCGCTGACGATCAGCGACGCGAGGGACAGGATCGCCAGCAGGACGCCGAGGACGACGTCGAGGTTTGCGAGGAGGAGGTTTAGGGTTTCCATCGCGGGAGCCCTCCGGCGGTTTTCGGAGGCTCCACTTTGCGACGAATGGCGGGCGACCGGGAGCGGCGTCGCGTACCCGGCTGACGCTTAACAAGATGGCTTGACACCCAGAAAACCAATTCGTAACTTTTGCCGGTATCTAGCACGGTTCTACAAACGGTATTGCATACGGTGCTTTGTACGGCATATGATGCGGCTTCCACCCGCTCCTCAGGTCGTAACCGCTGAAACGAGGGAAAGATATGGTAACCAAATCAGAGCGTTTTGAGCTCCGCCTCGACCAATCATTGCTCGAGCGAGTAGACGCTTGGCGCGAAACGCAAATCGAAAACCTGTCGCGGGCAGAGGCTATGCGCCGTTTGATTGAGACAGGATTGGGTTTGAACAGGTCAGCTGGTGAGGGAATCAGCGAAGGAGAAAGGGCTATTCTCGCCGTCTTGTTAGATTTTCCGGCCGCTAAGGAGAGAATTAGAAGCATTATGGAGGAGGGCCAATACTGGGCGTTGTCCAGCGCCGTACCGCAGGCTTTTACTAAGCCAAAAGAGCCAAAAATATCAAAAGAAGTAAGTGATATACTAGGTATGTGGTCGAAAATAGAAAGCTCATACGGACAACTTCGCCATGGTACTCAAAATAAAATACGCTCAATGATGGCGTCTGAGGATATGGAAGTCAGTTTTCCGGGATTTTCTGCAACCTCAGAGCCTGCTCATGCGCAGGCGGCATGGTATCTTACAACTAAACTTGGACAATTTCAGAATTTCAAAGGCAGGCATCTCGCGACTGGACCGATGCTGGAGAGGTATTACCGAATGATGCGAATATTCCGCCCAATCGAGTCAAAGAATGAAGGTGAGCCGTTTTACTACCTAAACGATGATGAGAGCCTCGCCCTCATCAAAGCATGGCTCGGTATCGACATGGGGCCGCGGAGCGTGTCCTAATTGTTCTGTCAGCCAATAGTTGCGCCTAAAGCCAGAGCGTGTTGCGTCGTGTCCTTCGCTTCTGGAATTTTGGCGCAACTATCGGGGCATTGTTTGCTCTACCAGCTGACGCCGAGGGCGAGCCGCGTCTCGGCGCCAAAAGCGGCGCCATTAAACCCGCGCGCAGCCTGGAATCGCTGCAACGCCTCTTGCGTTTTCGGGCCGGAGAATCCGTCGACCGTGAGGGCGGCGCCGTGCGCGTTTAGCGCCGCCTGGATCGCGGCGATCTCCGCGTGAGCGGGGTCGAGCTCGCGGCGGATCGCGGTCGTAAAGGCGGAGGCGAGGCGGACGTCGTAAGCGTTCGCTCGATAGCCCGGTCCATTGTAGCTCTCGGCGAACCGCGCCCACTCCGCGCGACGGAGCTCGTCGTCGAGCTTGCTCGAACGAACGAACGCGACGAACGCCGCAAGGTGATTCCCGGCGCTTTCCGAGTGCGCCTCGACGAACGCCTCGACCTCGGCGTAACCCGCCGCCGCGTGATTGCTGCCGAGGATTTGAAACGCGCCCCACGACGCCGCCTTTAGCGCCGCCTCCCGGTCGAGGCGCATGGCGACGAGGAGGCGCTCGTATTCCCCGGCGCCGCCGCGATAGAGGCTCCGGTCCCATTTCGGGGCGGAGACGGCGGGGTTTGACCTGTTGAACCGCCCGCGCGTGAGCCGCGAAAAGACGTGCGCCTCGAATAGTATTTTTGGGCGACCGTCGGGGAGGAACGGGGCGCCGCCAGCCTCGACGGCGAGGACCGCCCGCACGACGGCGGGGAGGCAACCGAGCGCCCTTGCCGCCGCCTCGATATCCGCGGCGACGAGCGGGCGAGCGGCGCCAGCAAACGGAAGGCGGGCGCTAGACATTCCCGCCCCCGTGCTGCATGGCGCGCGAGAGGATCAATTGATCGAGGCGAGCGGTAATTGAAATCCCCTGCGCCCGAATGTCCTCGCGGAGCCCGGAAACGTCGGTGTGGAGTTGCGCCATATCGCGAGCGTAATCGTCTCGACGGACGTACTCGCCCCGCGTTTCGTCGATCCGGCGATGAAGCTCGCCGACGTCCTCGGAGAGCTTGTTTCGGAGCGTGTCGTCGCCGTCGTCGATCCTCTTAAAGAGGAAATGAAAACCGCCCCAAATGCCGCCTACGATGGTCAAGCAAACGGCGATGATCGCCAGGATACTCGATAGATCAATCGTCACTTTCCGCCCCTCCGCCGCCCTTGATTTCCGCTGAAATCCGGCTCGAATAAGATTGAGTAGTTAAGGAGTGCTCGACGCTTTTTATCGAATAGGAGCCGTTGACCTCGGAGCGGAACCCCTCGAGCGCGAGAAGGCACTCGGCGAATAGGTCGGGGCGACCGGGGAGGGTGAGGTCGACGGTTGCTTTCCCGCTCTCGCCTTTGTCGAGTTGGGATTCCGCTGCGCTTTTGGCCTCCGCCTCTGAGGCGTAGGGCAAGCGGTCGCGGAAAGTCGTTTCGCCGGAGCCCGCCTTTACCGACTTGCGTTCGCCGGTCGCGTGATCCTGCCAATAGGTTTCGACGGCGCCGAACGAGCCACGCTCGGCGAGCTTCGCTTTCCAGCTTGTGACGTCCGCCGGGCGGAGCGTAAACGTCGGCGCCGGGGCGCCGGAGACGGTCTTTCCCTCGCCGCGCTTCACGAACAGGAGGCGCCCGTCGGCGGGCTTGGCGACCGCTCCGTTTTGCCCGGCGATCCTGGTAAGAAACGCCGCGTCGCTCTCCTCGGTCTGGTCGATATGGGCGACCTTGATCGCGGCGAGCTCGTCGCCGACCCGCGTCTCGAGCTTGTTCTCGGCGGCGACCTTGCGGACGATCTCGCCGACCGTCGTGTCGTGCCAGGACCGGGTTTTCGGCTCCCGGTAGCCGCCGGAGAAATCCGCCGCCTTGGCGCGGATCGTCATGGATCGCGGACCCGAGCCGACCTCGACCTCGTCGAGCTTGAACGAGCCCATATAGGCGGGGAGCGTGCCCGGCGGCTCATACCCGAGCCAAACCTTAAAGGTCGCGTCCTTTGGCGGGTACGGGACCTTGTGCTCGCGATCGTCGAGCGTGATCTCGAGGCGGTCGGACGTAACGCCCGCCTCGTCTGTCACCTTGATTTCGAGGAGCCGGTCGCGGAGGGCCTCCGTTATGTCGGTCCCGTTTGCCTCGATCCGAAAGCTCGGTTTGTAATTGTCCTGCATGGATCAATCCCAAAGCCGGATTAGCCGTTGCCGCTCGGGCTCGGCGAGCTCGGGGAGCTCGATCAAGAGCCCGCCGGGGAGTTTGGGGCCGTGATCGGCGAGGTCCGGATTCGCCGCTAGGACCGCCTCGACGGTCCCGGCGGTGCGCCCGTAGTGGCGCCAGCAAATCCAATCGACCTCGTCCCCGTCGCTCGTCCGATAGGTCGCCATCGTCAAGCCTCCCAAACGACGGGGTCGGGGCGCGGGCTGTTCCAACGGATCGCCTCGGCTCCGGAGGCGGAGCTCGCTTGCGCGATTCCCTTTGCGGCGGCGGTCAAGTAACCCGCGCCGCGCCCCGGAACGAGCCGCGACGCGATCGAGAGCGCCGTCGAGGCGGGGATTTCGCGGAGCCGGTCGGCGACGCCGAGGAGGGTTCCGGTCGGGTTCTCGACGAACCGCGAGGCAAATTCCCCGGTGTCGATCGCGAGCGCGCCGAGCCCGCGCCCGAGCTCGTCGAGCGAGCCGGGGAGCCGATTGAGCGCGAAGGATACCGGATCGGTTCCGACGGCGCGGGAGAAGTCGGCGAGCGCCGGGATAGCGGCCAAGCGCCCCATTCCAGGGAGCTCGATCCCAACCGCGCGAGCGGAGCGCGCGGCGGCGGCGGCGACCATCGTAAACGAGCCCCCCGCCCCGTCGACCGGGACGCCGACGGCTTGGAGCCCTTGCGAGATCGCGGAGCCAGCCTCGCGCGAGACGTCGAGCGCGGTCGCCAGGACGGCGCCCGCCGGGCCGACCTTGACCTCGTCCCAAGCCGCGAGCCCCATCGCCTCGAGGGAGGGGAGGGCGCTCGCCTTGACTGCTGCCGCGCTGTCGCGCAATTCCCGCTCCGCCGCGCTTAGAGTGTTGTCGGAAATGACGCTCGAGACATTCGCCTCCGAGCCCCTCTCGCTGTCGTCCCCGTACCGGAGGAGCTCGAGCGAGAAGTCGACTTTCCGCGGTGTTCCGTCGGACAGAAAGAGAGCTTGCGTCTCCTCGATCTTGGTAACGACGTATTTCCCATGGACCCGCCCGCGCCCGTCGACGAGGAGGAGGGGCTCGCCCTTCCCGGCCTCGGCGCGGAGCTTGTCGAGTTGCCCGATCCCGCCGCGGAATTGCGGGAAGATCGTCCCGGCGAGACTGATTTGATCGGTGCCCGGTCCGAGAAATTGGAGCGCCGGAGCCCGGCCTAGCCGGTCCTGCGACGGCCATCGGTACTCGGTCGACCGCTGCAACGTCTGATATGCGGCGGTGTCGATCGAAAAACGGTACTCCCCGAGCGCCAGCATTACCCCCGCCATACGATCGGCCTCCTAGTTTGGGAACATGGTCGGAGGAGGCGAGCGCCTGGTTATGCTCGTTCTCCTCCTCCGTAGGTGTTTAGTCGTGTAGGGCGGACCGCTGCCGCGCCGCCGCCTCGTCGATAATCCGCTCGACCTCCTCACGGACGAGCCGGGCGATCTCGTCGCCCTTGGCGCCCGGTGGGACATTGAGCGTGATCGGCGCGTTGACCGTGATCGGTCCGCCCGCGCCGCCCGGCGCCGTGCCGCTGGGAGTGCGAATGGCGAGGCTCTCGATCGGCGGGAGGGGCGAGGCGAGGGCGGGCGGGGCGCTCACGCCCGGCGGGAGCGGGGCTCCGGTCGCCATTGCCGGGGCGACCGCCATTGCGGCGCCGAGAGCCGCCCCAAGGGCGCCCGCCAGAGGGCCGGAGGCGGCGCCCGGCCCTTCCTTGGCGATACCCTCGCCGAAGGTCGGGAGGACCGCCGCGCCGCTCCGCGTGAGCTCGGAGAGCGGTCCTTCCTTCGCGTCCGAGAACGGGAGGAGGTTCCGGACGCTCTCGAGGGCGCCCTTTACGAGCTCGGCGGGCTTGTCGAGCATGGAAGAAATGCCGTCGACGAACGTCGAGAGGAGCGCCCGACCGGACTCGAACAGGTTGATCCCCGAAATCGCGAGGACGATCTCGTTAAGCGCGGTCCCTATGATCGCGCCGGGGTGGAAGTTGGTCAGGAGCGCGGTTATCCCCCGGATGATCCCTTGATCGAACCCGGCGCGCACGGCGTCGAAGGAGGGGAGCGCCGCCGACACGATCCCCGCAAAAGCGGTGCCGATCGCCGAGGCGAGCCCGCCGATCGCGCCGAGGACCAAGCCGGGAAGCTCGGCGATCTTCCCGCCGAGGTTCATAACCCACACGACCGCCCCGCCGACCGCCGCGCCGACGCGCTCGCCGAACGACCGGAATCCCCCCTCCGCCCCCTCGATCGGACCGAGGAGGTTCGATACCCATTGCCAGAGGGACGAGATCGAGGCGATTACGCCCTCGACCATCGGGCGTGCGGGTCCGAGCGCCGCCATAAAGGCGGTTCCGAACCCGTCAAACATGGCGGCGAGATTGCTCCAATTGTTGTAAATCCACGTCCCGGCCATCGCGAGCCCGACGACGACCGCGCCGATCCCGGTCCCGATTACCGCGACTTTGAGCGCGAACAGCGCGCCCCGGACGAGTGCCATCGGGTTTAGGAGCGTCAGCATCGCCCGGCCCATCATGCCGACCGCGGAGACGACGACGCTCGAGGTCGAGAGCGCGGCGCCTTTTAGGAACGTCCAAGCGTATCCGGCGCCGATCGTGGCGATCTTTAGGGAAATGAGCCCGACCGCCGCCCCGGCGATGACCTTCGTCGCAATCGGGAACTGCCCGGCGAGGTCGGCGACCTTGGTAACGAGCGGGCCGACGAATGCGAGGGTGTCGTTAAGCGCCGGGAGGAGGATCGAGCCGATCGTGATCCCTAGGACACTCACGCGGTTCCGGAATAGCTGTAGGTTGTTCGCCGTCGTCGCGGAGCGCGCGTCGTATTCCTTTTGCGCGGAGCCGAGGTAATTCGTCTCCTTCGACGTAGTCTTAAACGCCGCCTTCAAAGCGTCGAGGTTGGAGAGCATGGGCGAGATTGCGCCGAGCGACTCCTTGCCGAAAATCTCCGAGGCAACGGCGATTTGTTCGTGTTGCGGGAGCTCTTTCAATGCCTCCATAACGGCGACGATCGACCCGACCGCGTCCTTTTGCATGTTCTTCGCGAGGCGCTCGGTATTGAAACCGAGCTTTTTGAATGCCTCGGCTTGCTTGTCGGTCGCGCTCGATCCCGCCGACATAGACATAACCATGGTCTTTAGGGCGGTCGCCGCGACGTCCGAGGTCGCGCCCGCCGAGAGCATGGCGGAGCCAAGCGCCGCCGTGTTCTGCGCCGAGAGCCCGGTCGTTACGGCCAAACCGCCGACCCGGCGGAGGACGTCGGCGATATCGGACGCCTTGCTCGCGCCCTCGTTGGATAGCTGATTGACCGCGTCCGCGAGCGCCTCGACCTGGGGCTGAGTCAGCTTCATAGCGGTGCGCCATTGCGCCATGGTCGTGCCCGCCTCGTCGGCGGAAATGTCGAAGGCGATTCCCATCTTCGCCGCCGCCTCGGCGAACCCGAGGAGCTCGTCCTTTGCGATGCCGGATTGACCGGCGGCGGCGACGATTTGCGCGAGCCCGTTCGCCGCCATCGGGATTCGCTGCGACATTGCCAGGACGTCGGCGCCCATTTGCTTGAACTGTTCCGGCGTGTCGAAATCGACAACCTTTTTGACGTCCGCCATAGAGGACTCGAACTCGACGGCGGGCTTAATCAGTCCATACAGGCTCGCGCCGAGCGCGGCGGCGTCGCCGATTTGCAGCCGATAGGAGTTGCGGTCCGCCTTGTTCTGCGCCTGCGCCTTCGCGAGCTCGTCGCCGAGCTTGCCAATCTGCGCCTTTGCCTTCCCGACTGCGGAGCCGAAGGAGGAGGCGACGTTCGCCCCGATGTTTACGACGACCGAAAACGCCGTTGCCATTTATCGCCCCTTGCCCGCCGCCTTCGCGATCTCTTTCTCGAGGTCGTGCGCCTCATTGATCCAAGCGAGGAGCTCCTCGACCTCGAGATCGAGGAGCTCCTCGAGCCCCCAACGTGTCCGCCTGTTGAGGATTAGGACGGCTCGCCGGAGCTCTTGCTCGGAGAGGCGCCGCGAAAAGCCCCGTACTGCGCCTCGAGCTTGGAGAAGTCGGCGGCGTCCATGCCGAGGAGGTCGTTCGGGGCGAGCTCGCAAAGGGACGCCAGGAGGTCGACCGCCTTTTTCGCGGCGCTCCCCTTCGCGTCCTGAAACGCGAGCTCGTCCCGAACGGTCGGGCGGCGCATACGAACCGCCCGGACCTTGGTCCCGTTGATCTCGACCGGAAAGTCGAGCTCGATATCCGCAAATCTCCGCTTGTCCATTGTGAATCCCTTCCCTTAGACGCCGATCGCCGAGCGAATGCCCTCGAGTTGATCGGTCCCGCCGATCTTCCGAATCATGTTTTCGACGTCGATCTCGATCAGGCTCTCGCCGCCGATCTCGAGCCGGTAGTAACGAACCGCGAACGTGAGCTCGAGGGTCGCCTTTTCGCCCGCCGCCCAAGAGCCGGTAGCCATGCCCTTGATGCTGCCGCGGAGATTGCACACGACCGGGACGACCGCCTCGCCGTCGCGCTGCAAGGCGCCGCGCGCCGTGACCTGTACCGCGCTGCCGTTGGCGAGCCCGAACAGACGGATCACGTTCTCGTCATAATCCGAGAGCGTCGCGGTCGCCTCCATCGCCTCGAGCCCGAGGTCGATGTCGATAGGCGCGTCCATGCCGCCCGCCCGGTGCTCCTCCGTCTTAACGGTGAGCTCGGGGAGCTCGAGCTCGTCGATCCGACCGGCATAGCCGCGCCCGTCGACGAACAGGTTAAAGTTTTTCAGAACGCGAGGGTTTGCCATCGCTCCGACTCCTTACTTGAAAATCTCGGTGATGTAGTCGTTGACCAAGTGCGACCGGAACGAGACGCGCTCCGCCGGATAAGGCGGCGTAAAGTCGAAGTCGAAGTAGATGCGGCCATCGGCGATCGACGTCGGCGTGTTCAATTCGGGATCGACCCAAGCGTCGCCGCCGAGGATTGCGCCCTTCGCCTTCAGAGAGCGGAGATACTCGCGGACGCCCTCGAGAACGTCGTCGACATAGGTTTTCGTGATGCAGCGATCGACCGCCCACAAGTGCGCGCGGAGCATGGACTCGTGGATCATATCCGCCGTGCGGACGACCGAGAGGAAGGTCCATTTCGGGTCCATCGCGGTCGTGCGATTGCCCCAAAGCCGATAGCCGTTCTCGCGAATGATCGTCGCGACGTTGTTCTCGTTCAGCAGATTGGCGCGCGAGTTGACGTCGCCGAGCGAGAAGTCGATCGGGCGGGTCGTGCCGCCGATGCCGTAAATCTCGTTGTTCGAGGGGCTCCACCAAAAGCCGCGGTCATTGTCGATCCGGCAAATGATGCCAGCAACGCGCGCCGAGGCGGGCTCGCTCCGGAAAGCCGAGGTTGCAGTATCCCAAACCTTCACGCCAGGATCGACGACGTAAACGCGCCGGTTCCCGAAATCCTTCGTATAGGCGATCGCGGCGGCGTCGGTCGTGCCGGGACCGTCGGCGACGATGATCGCGCGGAGCCGGTCGGCGACGCCCTCGAGCTCGGCGACGACGGGGTTTTTCGAGGCGACGCCCTCGACGACCGGACGGTCGGACGTGAAGCCCGGCGCGATCAGAATGCGCGGGGTGACGCCGAGGGCGCCCTCCGCGGCCTTGAACGCATGGACGCCCGTATACGCGCCGGTCGAGGCGTCGACGCCGCCGATCACCTTGGAGATCGTCGCCGCGTGTTTGGCGGCGTCGTCCGCGCCGGAGCCCTCCTCGACGCGGATAACGACGACCATCGCGCCCGCTTGGTCGAAAATCGCGTCGATCGCCGTCGGTAGCGTGCCCGTCTCGCCGATCCCGGCGGCGTCGGTGCGCTTGCCAGCGACGAGGACCGGCTCGTTCAGCGGAAATTTCGTCACGTCCGCGGCGGGCGCGGTCCCGATCAAGCCGATAACGGCGCTCCGGACCGTGCGGATCGGACGCGGACCGGCGTCGATTTCGATTACCTCGACGCCGTGCAAAAAGGTTTCAGACATAGGAGGTCCCTCCGTTTTCCCGGTGTGTATTGATCGCCGGAACGGAGGGGCGCCGCGAGCGAGAGGCGGTACTCTAAAAACAAAGCCCAGCGCGGGCGCCCGGCTGTTTGAGGGGGGCGGTTAGAGCCCGCCGGAGCGTCGGAGGGTGCGGACAATATCCCGCCCGCCCTCGTCCTCCTCGATCGAGCTCTCGCAGTGCCGAGCCTGCCGAAACACGACCCGAAAGACGGCGTCGACCGCCCACCGTATCGGCGCCGTGAGTCGGGCGAGCGAAGGGCCGAAATCCCCGCGCCGGGCTTTGCCCAAGCGCGAGGATATCGTCTCGTCGGGATCGCCCCCGAGGATCGCGTTCGCCAGTTGATCGAGCGCGACGAGGACGCCGAGGAGGTAGCGACCGACGGCGGAGATCATTGCGCGGGCCAAGCGATCGGGAAAACCGCCTCGACCTCGGCGATCGCCCCGGCGGCGGCGATCCTCTCGCACGCCCCACGGCGACGCCCCTCGATTTCGGCATTGACCGCCGTCCATGCGTCGGCGGTCGCCTTGACGATCGCCGCGACCTCCGCGAGCGCCTTGCCGGTGTATTCGGCCTCGGCGGCGAGATACGGATAGCGCGCCGGATCAGGCGCCGGGTCCGCAAAAAACTCGCGAGCCTCTCGCCCCTTTTCGGAATAGGTCCCCTCCTGCCCGGTGGCGACGGTGATAAATCGAGCCCTAACTTCGCCAGCTTCGCGGTTCACCTGCGTTATCGCCAGGGCTCTCGCGGTCACTAGCGCCGTCGCCGACTCTTCCGCCACTTCTTCCGGGGGCTTGTCGGTGACGCGGTAAGCCACCATCACCGCGTCCGCCGTCATCACCCATTCGCTTTCCGGCAGGCGCTCGACCCGCTTGCCGTCGCCTACGGGCCTTTCGTCAACGATAGGCAGAGCCCGCCAACCGGGGCACATCGCCTCCCAATCCTCGCGCGCCCAAAACCGCCACGCATCAGCCGGATGCTGAACGCCGCCAGGACCAACAAACGGGACGGCGCCCTCAAACACAGAAAACGAACCGTCGCTGCGAACCAGAGCAGTAGGAAAGACAACCATAATACACCTCGGCAATAGAGGATTATTTAGGGGGCTAGAGGTATGGCCGGTAAACTACAACCGCCAATCCAGGGTACGTCCCTGGGCCAAGCGTGGGCGTTCCAGCATTTCCGTTGTAGTAGGGGCTGGAAGTCATCGGGGGTTGCGTCGCAGCAAGTGCGGCGGTCTGCGTATCGCCAGCTAGGCTGTCAGAGGCTATGTATCCAGACCCGCCGCCGGGGCCGGTGCCGCCGCCGCCGAGGTAACTGGCGTTGCCGCCGCCGCCGCCCTTCCAACCGCCCCCGCCGCCGCCGCCAGCTTCGCGACCGTTAGTGCCTACGCCGCCGTTCATCCCGCTGGCGTTACCTCCCGCGGCGGCTTGCGTCCCGCCTGTCGCGGAGTTTGCGCCATTTCCGCCCGAAAGCCCGCCGCCACTCCCGCCCCTGTACGGGTTCTCGCCCCCGGTGCCGCCCGCGCCGCCCGCGACGGCCTTAATAACGTTGTCGATCAGGGCGACCGTGGCGCCGCCGCCGCCGCCACCATAGTTATAGTTGTCCGTGCCGGTTCCGCTGTTGCCGCCGTTCCCGTACCCGCCAGCGCCAGCGCCGCCAGCAGCGGGACCATTCCCACCGCCTCCGAGCCCGCCCGACTGCCCGGCGCCGTATTTGACGACCTGCCCGGCTAAAACCTCGAATTTCGCGTAGGTGTACCCGCCGGGACCGCCCAAGGCGTTCGAGTTGCCGCTTCGCCCCCCCGGCCCGCCCCAAAGGTAGAACTCCACCACCCCATCTTGCGGGATGGTAAGAGAGGAAAGCGTCGCAGACGTAGTGCTGTATTGAGTTGGAGCGCCGGGGGTGTCCGACTTCGACCCCATCATAAGGTCACTTAAAGCCAGCATTACGCCCCCCTCACAATCGCATAGTAAAACTTGCCGTCCGGGTAGACCTTCCCAACGGCAAAATTCACTTTGTTGGCGGAAGTGTTCGGGTTCGTGCCGCCGACATTGACACAATTTCCGCCAAAACTTAGGGTGCGCCCGCCGACGGCGTCTTGCGCCCAACGGATAGCGATAGATTGCACCGCGCCAGCCGCGGGCGGATTGGCGATGTTCGCGAGCGTCGAGGCTGCCGAAATTGTGCCGAGATCGAACTCGTTGCCGAGGTTCGCGTCGACGGTGAAGGTGTTGGAAACCGCGGATACCGTCGTCAGGTTGGAGCGCACGGCGGTGGCGAACATCACATAAATGGACGCCACGCCGTTGCGGACGAACCTAAGAAACGAGGTATAGGCGGACATGGCCTCGTTCCAGATTCGGAAAGTCAGCGCCTGATTTTCTGCGTTCGCTTCCCACGTCTTTCCGTTCAAAGGGGCGTCGGATTCCCGCCAATAGAAGCTCGGGGAAGCGGCGTCAGCCGTCATGACTGCGGCGTTCATGACCGTGGCGTTCATGGTCGTGCCATTTAGCGCGCCGGTCATCGTGCCGCCGGTTTTCAGCACCGCATCCAAGGCGTTGATTTGCGCGATCTTCGCGGCGGCGGCGTCGAGGATCGCCTGCACTTCCGCAATGCGCTTGGCCTCGAGGTCCGCAACGCCGCTCGTCGCCGCGCCGACGACCTCGGAAACCGAGACGTTTCCGACCGCGGCCTCGATCGCTTTGGACAGGAGGAGGAGGGTTTTCTCGTCCGAGGAAGGGCCGAGCGCGTCAACCCTCCCTTGGATCGCCGATTGAAGGTTCGCCAGATTCAGCGGCATTTAGCGCCCCCTAATTTCCGAGCGCGAGCAAAAGAACCTCGAGCTCCGACACGTCGGAGTCGATCGTCGTAATTGCTTCGCGAATCCGCCCGACGTCGTCGTCGAGGTTGTTTTGCACGCTGGGGAGGGGGTATGCCCTCCCCTCCGTCCGATCGTCGATGATTTCCGGTCCCGCCATCGGAGCCCCCTCGGGATTACGTCACGACGACGCGGAGCTTTCGCGCCTTGGGGCGATAAAGCGCCGTGCCGTTCAAGGTGAGGCGGATTCGGACGTCCTGCGCCGTAAACGGCGTGAGGACAAAGGTCCGCTCCTCCCAACCATCGCCGACCGACGAGCCGCTCGCGAGCGGGATCGGGTGCCATGCCCCGGCGTCGTCCTCGGCCTCGACGACGATCGTCGAGGTTCCCGGCGTGAAGGTGTCGAGGGTAACGGCGACCTTGACGTTCGTCCCGGCGGGGATCGCGCGGGAAATGTAGGTCGCCGATTCCTTGAGCTTCCCAAGGATCGGCTGCACGCCAGGGTAAAGGACGGGCGAGCGGTAGGCGGAACCCTTGAGGACCGCCGTAACCGTGAGGTTCCCGTTCAGCTTCTCAGCGAGGGAAACGACCTGTCCGTCGGCGGCGCGGATCTGGGAGCCGTCGGCGCGGGTAAAGACGAACTCGACATTGCAGTCCGCCGCCGGGCGCTCGACGCTCGCCGCCGCGATAATGTCGGTCGCGTCGGTCGCCGAGATCGTGCCGAGATTGATCGTCCGCGTCGCCGCGTTGAACTTCGCCGCCAGGAGCCGGAAAGCGAGGTCTTTGTCCTGGTGCGGAGTCCACGTCGAGGCGTTGCTCGAGGAGAGCAACACGCCGACTTGGTAAGGCTGCGCCGTGATCCAGCCGGAGACGGGATCGTATTTGCCGAGCTCGGCAATCGCGAGCGCGTGCGCGTCGTCGTCGGTCAGGATGACGAGCGCGTATTCGCGGTTGGGCTCGATCCAAACCGGGTTGAACGTGCAACGGGTCGCGACGCCGCCGAGCTTGATATCGGCGGGCGCAATGACGCCCTGCGCGATAACCTCGCTCGTCGGGAGCCCGGTCGCCGTGCCGCGGATTTGGACGTAAACGGGCTTGCTGCCTTTGGCGGTAAACCAAACCTCGGCGCCCGCAAGGTGCCGCCCCTCGGCGAGCGTGAAGGTCTGCGCCAGCGGGTCGACGTGGTACTCCTCGATCGTCACGACCCGGCGGCGCGTCTCGGTCGTGATCTGCCCGCGCCCGGTAAACGCCGCCTGCCCGAACGACCCGCCCGCGCCGCGGAGCGTAATCCGCTTGGTGCCCGCCGGGACGTTGGCGGGGATCAGAAACGCCCCCTGCACCACGCCGCTGTTGTTCGCCTTGATGTTCGCCATTCCGATTCCCCTTTAGGCGCTCGGCGTTACGTTGATGCCGTCGAAAAGAACCTCGACGAGCTCCTCGCCCGGCCCAAAGCCGGAAGCCTTAAAGTTGACGGTGATTTGCCGGAGAAACTCGACGTCGGCGCTCGACTGCGAGACGACGGTGTCGGAGACGCTTGTCGACCGGGAAACCGCGGTGCTAACGCCCGGCACGAAATGGCCGGTCTGGACGAACCGCTCGGTCGAGTCCGAGGTAAACACGGTGTCGGTTCGCGTCCAAAAATCGACCTCCGGCGTCAGAGTGACGACCGCCGGGATCGGCTCGAAAGCCATGTACGGATTGATGAGCATGAACCCGGACCGCTTGGTCTGCTCGAGAGCCGCCTCGAGATCAAAGGTCAGGGTGACGCGATCCGAGCCGGTCGGGTCGAGGATCGCCGCCTCGATCGGGAGCATAAGCTCGCCGTCGATGATCGCGGCGGTCTGCGCCGTGCCTTGGTCGCGGAGATCGTTGTCGATAAAGGGATCGACGAAAACGCCGCGCTTGGACGCGGGCTCACGCGAGGCGATATCGGTCCGGAGGCGTTCCTCGGCGACGAGGCTAAAGAGGTCGTCGATCCGGCGCCCCATTTCCTCGAGCGACGCCATCGGGACCGCGCGCACGGCGTTGTTCCGAACGGTCGGGAGCGCCGAGCGCCACGCCTGCGAAATCTCCGCGATGCCGAGGAGGCTCGCCGGGAGCGACGGCGCCGCCGGGCGGATCGAGTGCGACAATCCCTTTACGCGGACGATCTCGCCGTTCCGATTGAGCGCGAGCGCGTCGACGCGCGGGAGCTTCCAATCGTAATCGACGAGGACGAGCGACCCGGACACGGCTCCGGAGACGGTAAAGCCGTCGTCGTCGACCGCCGTCGGAGAAACCGAGGTCAGATACCGATAAACGACGGTGTAGCTCGAGCCGGGCGCGGGCTCGGGTCCGCCGCTCGGCGACCAATCGACCCGATCGGCGTTGCGGAAGTAGCTCGTTCCGACGGCGTAGGTCGTCCCGCCCGTGAAGGCGGAGCCGCTCCAAGTGCCGCCCTGGTTTACCGCAACGATCTCGACGACGGTCGGGTCGGGCAGAGTGTCGGCGGCGTTGGTAAAGGTGCCGTGCGTGAGCGTCACGACCTTTTGCGCCGTGATGACGACATCGCGGATCGTCTTGATCGGGGTGTGATTCAGCGTGATCCGCTGCGCCCCGCCGTTCGCCGTCGAGTAGGAGTGCGGCTCCGAGTTGATGCTCTCGATATCCGGATCGACCGGGTAGCGGATACGAGTCGAGGTCGCGCGCGAGGTCTTGAAGCCCTCGATATTGGCGGTTCCCTCCTCGATCGAGAACACTTGCTCGGCGCCGTCGACGGCGAGCGCATGAACCCGGAAGCCGGAGACGACATAGTTTCCGTTCGCCTCGACGTCATACCGGGCGAGCGCGATCGCGACGCTATCGAGCTCCGGCGGCGCGGAGCGATTCAGCAGGACGCCGTTTTCGATCGCATAGATCGGGTAGAACTGCCCGGCGCCGCCGTCGGCGTCCCAAGCCCAAGCGATCGACCGCTTTAGCCGACCGGCGCCCGCCTCCTGATAGTTGCGCGTGCCGACCGCCGGATCGCGGAGCTCCGGGTCCTCGAGCTCGGTTACGGTTGTCTCGATCATGCGAACGCCGACCGCGACGGTCCGATTGACCGGGATCGTAAAGCTCGCGCCCCCGACCGCGCGGATCGCGCCGACGAGATAGACGGCGCCCGCGGCCAGGGTAACGGCGCCCGTGTCCGGGTTGACGGCGCACGCGGCGTCGCGAACGACGTCGCCCTCCTTAAACAGAACGTCGGCGATGTTCTTGATCCGGTCCGCAAGGATCGCCTGCGACTCGTTAAGCTCGGCGGACTGCAAGCCTCGCCGCGCCACGAACTGAATCGAGTCGTACCCCTTCGCCGGGTCGAACCGATTGTAATATTCCTCGAGAGCCATTCCCCGCCCCGCTTAGAAGGTTACGACAAATTCAAACGTCTCGCGCGTAGCCGCCGAGCGAATAATCGGGGCGCTCCGCTGCAAAACGAGAAGGATACCGGGATCGACAATCTCCGCCGGAGCGAAGTAAAATTGCCCGAGCGGCGCGTCCGGGTTTGTTACGGTGTCGACGAAGATCGCCGTTTCCTTGATCGTCTCCCCGGACCCGTCCGAGAAGTCGAAAACGAAACGGAAATAGAGGTTGTTCGTCGGGGTCGGCGAGATCGCAAACCGCCCGGTCGGAACGACGATCCCGCCGTCCGCGTCCGGGGTGACGAACTCGATTTGTTGCGCCTTGCGGCGACCGACCTCGGCGACCAGCGCCGCCGCGTCGGAGGGCTCCGCCGGGCGGGCGACGTAGAACGAGACGCGGACCGTCGCCTCCGGTGCGATCGAGCCGCTCGGGGAGCGAATGATCCGACCGGCGACCGGCTCGACCGTGTAGTCGGCGCCCGCGCTGTATGTCGTCTCGCCGTCCTCGCTCTTGACGACGACGCTCGAGATATTGCCGAACCCGGTCGCGACCCGCTCGTCGGCGCCGAACGCGGCGACAAGGTTTTGATTCGAGTCCCACCACGAAACGCCGTTCCCCCATCCGAGGAAAATCGGGCGGTCCTTGATCGCCGCCGCGATCGCGGCGCGTCCCGGCCTAGTTAGAACTGCCATGCGAAGCCCCTATGATCTCGCGCGTTGTCGACCAATTGGACGAGGGCCAGCGAGCCGACGTCCAATACTGCCCCTCGAGCTTGCCGTCGGCGGATTGCACTCGCTCGACGCCCATCCCTGCCGAGCTCGACAAAGGCGGAGGCTCGGAGAGGATCGGCCAGTGCCCAATCGCCGACGCGAAAACGACGGTGAGGCGCTCCGCGCCGCCGCCCGACATTTCCGCCGGGTCGACGTATTGGGCGCCGTCACCTATGCCGCGCTCGAGCCGCTCCGGAACCGGGACCGCCTCTCGCCCCCAAGAATGCGAGGACGGGGCGCCGCCGCTAGAGAGGTCCAATACGCCGCCGGTTTCGCGCCAGTAGGCGACCGGGAAACAGGCATTCGACGACCCGAGCGGCTCGGAGTCCGATAGGACGATTTGCGCCCGCGAGAATTTCAGCGGAGCCGGGAGCGCGCCGGGGTCGGGGAGGGGCTCGTTATCCGAGATCGCGAAAAGGTGCCCGTGCGCGCTCGCATGATTGGGTTCGTGCCAGCCTGCTCCGAGCTCGTTCGCGTCGAGGAGGAAGCGGTCGCCATACTGCACTGTGAGGGCGACGGAGGGCGCCCGGCTCGGCTCGACGGAGATCGCGCTCGCGTCGATATCCTCGGCGAACGCGCGACCGAACGAGAGGACCGGCCAATCGTCGCGGAGGCGGACGCCTGAGTAATCGGACAGGAGCGAGCCGTCGGACAAGCCGGTATGATCGAGCCGCACGCGGCGGAGGTCGAGCCCGCCATAAACGCGCGAGAGCCGCGAGCGGATCGGCGCCGAAAGGCGAGCGATTTCGACGACGCGCTCGACGAAAGCGAGGTCGGCGGGCGCACGGTCGAGTCCAAGTTGGAACTCCGACCATCGGAGAGTCCCGGCGCCCTCTCCGGCGCCCTCCTCCTCGACGGTCGCGACAAAGTCGATCCAACCGAGCGCGGTCCGGAGCGCCGCCGGAGTGCCGCGGACGCGCTGCCAGAGGACGCCCTCGGCGAGCGCCCGGCGCGGGTCCGTCAGGAACGGGAGGAGCTCCCCGAGCCCATACTCGTAAATCAGCCACGGGACGAACGAGTCCGGAATGTCGATCCGCTTGGCGGTCCGGATCGCCGGGACGCTCGCGCCAAAACGGGCGAGGTAGTCGATCGCGCTCGAGGCGTCGCGCTCGAGGTCGGTCGCGTTGGGCGGGAGGAGGTCGCTCATTACCGGCGCCGCCCGGCGAGGCGAAGGGCGACGGAGCCGATCGCGACGCTCGTCGTCCCGTTCGCGACAATGTCGGCGCCGGGCGAGGCGAGCTCCACCTTATGCACGCCTCCGACGTGGAGTTTCGAGACAAGCCAGGAGCGGGTTAGGTCCCAACCAAGCCCCGCCTCTTTCGCGAAGGCGGCGCGGAGCCCGGCCTCGAGCCCGTCGAAAACCGCTGTGGGCGTGTCGGGGAGGAGCCAGATATCCGCCGAGATTGTCGCCGGAACGACGGTCGCCGGAACGACCGAAACGGTATCCGTCAGGACCCGGACGTCGTCGCGAAGGACAACGGCGCGGACCGCCTCGAGGAGCTCGGCGGTCGCTGCGCCATCGCCCTCGGTCGAGAGGATGGAGATCGTCACGTCGCCAGGACCGAGGCTCTCGACCGCGGCGTCCTTTACGCGCGGATCGGAGCCTCGCGCAAAGCGTCGGTAATGCGCCGCGCCGCCCGCCGCCGAGGAGCCTTGCGTCGCCTCGACGACGCGGGCGCGGAGCGCGACGTCGCTCTCGTCGGGGAGGCGGACGACGCCGTAAAAGGCGGCGAGGTTGTCGAGATCGCCGCCGCCAGCGAAGGCGAGGAGCGTCGCGCGGACAGCGTCGTTAATCCGCTGCCGGAGGAGGAGCTCGCGCGAGGCGGCGACCTCGAGGAGCTTGATCGCCGGATCACTCTCGAGGAGCGCGGCGTAAGCCGGATCGCGGGCGACGAGCTCGCGGATCATGCTCGCGACAATCGCCTCGAACGAGAGCTCCTCGACGACGCCCGGCGCCGGGAGGGAGGAAAGGTCGAGAGCCATTAGACGACGATCCCCTCGAGCTTGATCTCGCGCCCATCGGGCCGATAGACGCCCTCGAGCGAGAGCTCGACGCGACCCGGCGAGGCGGATACGATTTTGATGGTGCGGACCTCGAGGCGCGGCTCCCAACGGTCGAGCGCCGCCGCGGTCGCGGCGTAGAGGTCGACGAGGAGCGCCTCGTTAACCGGGCGATCGACGAGGCGCGGAAGCTCGGAGCCATACTCGCGGCGGTGCTGGCGTGTGCCGATTGGCGTCGTCAGAATGTCGCGGATCGACTGTTGAAGGTGCCGAACGCCGTCGACCTCCCGCCCGCTCTCTCCGCTCATTCCCCGCATGGAATCCCCGCGCCTCAAATCCCGCGGGGAAAACTACGCTGTGCGTTCGAGACTGTCGGGCGGCGTCCGGTAGCCTGTCCATAGAGTGCCGATTTGAGCCGATCTCGACAGGGGCGGAATAGCGGACTTGGTCCACTGGAACGGGTTTAACGAGCGAACTTAACCTACGCCTGCCTTGCCGCCGGGCTGGATCTAGGTGAGCTCGGGCCTTAAAGTGCTGATGACGCTTGGTCTGGCGCACAATGGCTATTAGCCCGATTTGATTCCGGACTGCTTTGGTCGCCACGCCCTAGATGCCGTAGCAAGTTTACTGAGATTGCATTTTAACTACTAAGCAGGGCCTAAAAATGAAGGTTGATGAGGCAAAATACTCGATCGCTGAAATCGTGGATTGGTATAAGAATAAAGAGCTCGTTGCAAATAAAGATTACCAGAGGGGCACGGGAATTTGGCCAAAGACGGCCGAAAGTTATTTCATCGATACTATTCTGAAGGAATTCCCGTTTCCAAAGGTTTATTTTCACGAGCACCTTGATAAAAAAACTCGCAAACCCATGAGAGAAATCGTTGATGGGCAGCAGAGGATTGCAGCAATCGTCAAGTTTGTCGATGGAGGATTTGCGCTTGGTAAAAATGCTAAGGGACATGAGGGCCAGAAATTTGATGATTTGGCCGAAGATATAAAAGAATCATTTTTTTCTTATACAATATCTGTAGATGTTATTCGTAACGCTAATCGTTCTGACATTCTCCAGATGTTTAGGAGAATGAATGCTTATACTTTGCCGCTCAATCCTGCGGAGAAGAGGCAAGGCGAATTTTTTGGAGAATTTAAGGATTGGGTGAATACTATTTTGGACGAGTATGGATCAATACTAGTAAATTGGAAAGTTTTTACAGGTAAGCAAATAATCCGTCTAGCAGACGCTGAGTTCATCGCTGACTTGGCGTTGGCGGTTGATCAAGGCATTGTGAGTACAAGTCCAACAAGCTTGTTTGGTCTGTATAAAAAGTATGATGCTGATTTCAATGAGAGAGGTCGATTTGACGAAAATATCAGGGGGGCGTTTAACGTCCTCTCTGTTGATTTCTCTGAAATTCAATCAACTTATCTCACAAGGCCGCATATTCTTCACTCTCTTCTTTGTGCATTGATCCATAACCGTCACGGGCTCCCCGGCGCGCAGGAAGCGATTGGCGTTGCACCCATCGGCCAATATTACGTTGATCGAGGCTCTGCATTAGAGGCGCTAAAAAGGCTGGCTACTGCGCATGAGGAAAAAGATACTATGACGTATAGAGAATATGTTCAGGCGGCTTCGGAAGGAGGGAATCGCATAAATCAACGAAAGGTTCGGGTGAAGTATCTTTGCCAAGCCTTACTTGGGGAGTTGCCATAAAGCGATGAGCCTTCCTGCATTATTCATGACCCTAGAAAGTGAGCTAGATAATGTTTCATTTCATATCAGGGAGTTTGTCAGAGGAAAGCCTCAAATAACATCATCGACCAATTTTTCGTTTCAAGAAGAGTGTTACCTCGAGGGTTTGATATCGCGTGCTTGGCAGGCTTGGGGCTCTTTTTGTCGGGAGTGCATAATAGAGTCCTGTACGGGAACGGTTAATCTGTCTGGTGTAGCGATTACTGCACTGCCTCTAGCTGGAAGCGCAGGGCATGTATCTTGGGCTGCAATAAAGGCTAAGTCGACGAGTAACGCCCCTCCTTATTGGGGGGGAGTGAATGGACAGTTATGGAAAGAGCCAACTTGGGGTGATGCGGACATCTTGGATAGAATTTTGCTCCGCTTAACACCCCATAATCACGGACAATTTAGGTCGGCGATTTCTGCTTATCACCAGAGTATAAAGTCTATACAGATAATTCGGAATGGATCAGCACATAACAATCATCAAACTATGACTCAAGTAATGTCTCTTGTTTCGAATTACGTTGTATTTCCAATTAGCCATCCGGTGCACGCAATGTTCTGGGCAGAGCCTTTGACTAGAGATTTTCTCGTGACTTTTGCTTTGTACGAAATGAAAGCTGCGGCTCTTGGTGCAATTTCATAAATTGCGCTATATTAAAGGGCGCTGCTTTATTTAGCAGAGTCTAACGGATCGGTGAGGCGCCGCCCGGCTTTGATCTGTGTCCCTAGCCGGGCGGGCCGGTCCTACCGCCACTGTCGCCGATGTGTGTATGCCCCTTGAGGGAAATTCCGTCGGCGGTGACGTCTCCGCCGGTTACATCGAGGCGCCCGTTTAGGGAAAAACTCCCTGTCATGGTCGCTTTCGTCGACCCGCCGCTCGCCGAGATATTGACTGCCGGAGCCGTGACCGAGACGGAGGCGCTCGACTTGATCGCGACCGGACCGGACGCCTCGATCGAGATATTCCCGCTTGCCTTGACCGAGACGTTTTTCTCGACCGTAAGCTCGGCGTCGCCTTTCACGTCCGCCGAGAGCTTGTGCGCCTCGCGGTCGTATTCGACGACCGTCCCATCGTCGTAAATCGTCCGCTGCACCGTCTCCCGGTCGGCGGGCGCCGGGCTCCCCGACGAGAACGTCGCCGGGAGCGCGACGGCGTTCGCGAGCTCGCCGCCGGGCGCTAAGACGAGGACCGTCTCGCCGACCTCCGGAGCGTGCCACGTCCGATCTTTACCGGCACGGGTCGTGAGCCATGGAATCCAGTTGGTGACGATATGCCCGACCGGGTCGCTAGCGTCTCCGACGACGACACGGATTCGCGCCGCCGGATAGTCGGCGGAATGAACCTTGCCCATGCGGAGGAGGTTCGTTAGGCGGCGAAGGACGTCGGTTCCCTCTTGGCTCCCGACGCCGCCGGTCGCCGCGCTCGAGCGCGGAAGATCAAACATTAGCGAACCGCTATCGAGGCGGGGCGGAGCCCGTGCCAGCAATACCGGACGGCGAGCGGGATTTCTCGCGCCGTCGGCTTCGAGGCGTCACGCGCGGCGTACATGCGGACCGCCAGGAGGCGGATTCCCTGCGCGGCGTCCGTCGGGATCGAGCCCTCGAGCGGGCGCCCGGCGTAGTCCTGCGCCGCCTCCCGCGCGTTGCGGACGGCGAGCTCGAGGAGGGGGCGGTCCTCCTCCGGAACGGCGCCGCCGAGGAAGGCGGAGACGTCCTCGAGGTCGGGGATCGCGGAGCTTGTCGGAGCGACGCCCTCGCTCGTGGCGGGTTTCTTGCGAGCCATCAAACGACCCTTTTGTAATCGGTGACGGGCGCCCCGCCGACGGTGATCCGCTCCCAAATCTCGGAGGGCGGGTCGCAAACGGGCGGGACAGTGCGGTATGGAGCGCGGTACTCGACCGCGAACGAGAGGCGGACGGCGCCGATCGGGAGGCGCCCGTCGGTCGAGACGTCGATATCCGTGTCGGTTAGGTGGATCGTCGCCGTCTCGAGCCCCGGAATTTCGAGCCACTCGAGCGCGCCCTCGACCTGTAGCGCGAAGGCGTCGAGGGTGTCGTCGACGTCGTCCAACGCGCGGACGACCGCCTCGACGGCGATCTCGAGGGTCCGCGTCGTCGAGCCATTCTCGCCGGAACGCGGATAGCTGTCGGCGGCGACTTTCTCGCGCCGGGCATAGACGAGGACCGCCGGGAGATCGCGCTCGTCGAGGTTTCTGGCGCGGGAGGCGTAAACGTGCCCCTCCGCCATCGTCCATCGCTCGCCGGGCGAGCCCGGCGCGTCGTCGGAGGGCGGGATCGGGGCGACGCGGTAATCGGCCAGCCGGGCGGCGATAGCGTCGCGGATATGGGCGCGAGGGTGTTTCATAGCTCGAAAATCCGGAGGACGGTTACTCCGGTCCCGTCGTCGTCCCGATCGGCGATCTCGTATCGCTTCCCGGCGACCTCGAGGCGATCGCGCTGTCGCGCGTCTCGCGCGTCGGACGTCCGGAGCGTGAAGGTCGGGCCGCTCGAGCCGACGTCGAGGGTCGTACCGGGCGAGACGCCGACGTCGGAGTTATCGAAAATGCCGAGGACCGGGGAGGGCTCGGCGGTCCCGAGATAGAGGAGCGCCTCCTCGCCGAAATCCTCCGGCGAAAAGAACGCGAGGAGCTCCTCGTCGGTCAGGACCGCGGCCATGATTTAACCCTCGATCTTCGCGAAAGCGGCGTCGCGCTCCGCGGCGGTTGGGCGATAGCCGAGGATTTCGGCGAGAGCCGAAAGCTCGGGCTTGCCGCCCTTGTTGAAGTGCTCGGCGTTGCCCGGCTCGAGGAGCGCGATCGCGTCGGCGATCTCGGCGATCCGGTCGCCCTCCGGCTCGATCTCGGCGATCTCGGGAGGCGCTTCCGGGTCGGCGGCGGGCGCCAGGGTTTCGGGGGTGGGGGCGGGGGCGCCGGATTTACTGGCGCTCCACTCCTCCGGCTCGACGGCGACGGCTGAGGCGATATCCTCCGCGGTTGCCTTGCGCGCGAACCGCCGACCGACGAGAGCGTCCGCCTCGTCCCGGTCGTGGATTTCCACGACCGAGCCGGGCTTTTTGCTCTCGCCGCCGACGACCAGCGTAACGAGCGCGACGACGAACATTAGCGGACCGACGTCCGGGCGGCGGCGTTGACGCGGTACGGCACGACCAGCGGCGCCGACTGCATCAGAACCCAACGGACCGCCGGGTCCTCCTCCACCCACGACTTGAGGAAATAGGGCATGGCCTGATAGCCCGCCTTCTCGTCCTTGATCGCGCCGTAATGGCGGACGCCCTCGAGCCCGCGGCTCGCCATGATGACCGTATGGGGCGGCAGATACGGGACGACCTCGCCCGCCTCGTTCTCGTAATAGTCCTCGTAGATCCAGAGGCGGAGCTTGCCGAGGGTGCCGACCATCTGCGCGCCGTCGGCGCCGATGATGATCGGGCCGAGGGTGACGGAGGCGGCGGCGAGGTTGGCGACCTTGGTGTCGACCGCGTCCTTGTATTCCGGGTCCTTCTTCAAGAGCTCGTAGGCGTCCGCCGTCATGACGACGTCAGTCGGGGCGCGACCCGAGGCGAGGAAAATCTCCTGCGCCCAAGTCTGCAAATCCTTGACCGGGGAGACGCCAGCCTCGCCCCAACGGGCGGTGCCGGTGAGAGCCTTGGTCAATTCGGCCTTGCGACCGAAATCGACGACCTTCGTCGGGTAGCCGTCGCCCTCGACCGTAACGCGACCGTCGAGGAGAGCTTCCGCGGCCATAAGCTCCTGCCGACGGGTCAGCATTTCGATTTGATCCGCCGTCTCGCGGGCCAAATGCGCCTGGATGCGCTGCGCCGGAGTCAGGGAGCCGCCGACCGTCTCGCCGACGGTGCGCTTAAAGCCCTTCGTCGCGTCGAAAACGCGCTTGTCCTTCACATAGGCGGGCTTGAAGGAGTCGACGCGGAAGCCCTGCGAGGCGACGATCTTTCCGGCGACCAGCGGGGAGACGAACGGGGAGATTCGACGGCGCCCATTGACGACGTGAAACTCGATCGTCTCCTCGGTCGAGGAGTCGACCGTCGGGAAAAACATATTCAGCAGGAAGGACGCGGGAGTCGGCGTGTTCTCGACGACGCCGCGCAACACGCGAGGATCGAACATATCCATTCTGAGGGAGCCCCCTATTAAGCCATGACGTCGGCGAGGAAGATTCCGCCGCCGCGAAGTGCGTCGCGGACGGTGGCGGCGGTGTGCCCGGCGCCGTAGGTCAGCGCGCCCGCGTTGAAATCGCCGGAGACGTAGACCAAGCCCTCGGCGTCGCCGCCGGTCGTGTCGACGTCGGAGACGACGATCGCAGTCGGGACCTGGGAGCCGTCGGACGCGGCGGCGGCGGAGATCAAATGCTCGCCGGTCGCCGTGACCTTGCCGACGACGGCGCCGCGCGGCACGACGCCGTTACCGCCGGAGAAAACGACCTTGCGATCGCGGAGGGTGCCCCCAACGATCAGCGTGTCGGGCGAGAAAACGCCCTCGCCCTTCGTAAAACCTGCCTCGAACATTCGGAGCCCCTCCGGTTAAGCCTTGCCCGCCTTGACGATCGAGGCGACCAGCGCCGCGACCTCGTCGCCCTCGCCCTCGGATGCGCCGGGAGCGGGAGCCTCGAGAGCGTCCTCGTCGCCAGCGATCGCGGAAAGCGAGGCGCCCGCCTTGGCCTTTTCAGCCGCGACAATCTCCATCGCGAAAGCCTCCGGCGACGAGCCGGATTCAATCGCCCGAATCTTCGCCTCGTCGTGACCGGCGAGGGCGATCTCCTCGATCTTCGCGATCCGCTGGCGCTCGGCGGTCGCGCCCTCGGCGCGGAAGTGAGCGGCGATCGTCGGGTGATCCTTCGCGATCGTCTCGGCGGTGATCGCCGGGGCGGTCGCGACCGGCGCGGTTTCGGTTTCCATCCTGGTATTTCCTTTGCTTGCGTGAGAGCCGCCGGTCGCGCCGACGACGAGCCCGCCGAACGAGGCGGGCTTTTGCTTTTGGACGCGGGCGGCGAGGTCGGCGAAAACCGCCTCGAACGAGCCGAGGCGATCGGCGAGTCCGGCGGCGATTGCCGCCTCCCCGACCTCGGTTCCGCCCTGTCCGAATTTCGAGAGGACCGTCTCGCGGTCGACGCCGCGGTTACGGGCGACGGCGCCGATAAAGACGTCGGCGAGCGCGTCGATTGTCCGCTGAATCCGCGCCGCGCCCTCGTCGGTCGCCGGGTCGTCGATCTTCGCCGGGCTTTGCGAGCTCGCGAAATTCATCGTCCGGACGCCCGCGCGCTCCTCGGCGGCGCGCGTATCGCGGAGCGCCATCCGGACGCCGATCGAGCCGACGATCGCGGTCGCGTCGACGACGATCTCGTCGGTGGCGGAGGCGATCCAATAGGCGGCGGAGGCGCCGAGTCCGCCCACATAGGCGACAATCGGCTTACGCCCCCGCGCGTCGTAAATCGCCTGGGCGAGCTCGGCGGTCCCGAGCGCCTCGCCGCCGGGCGAGTCGATATGCAGCAGGACCGCGCCGACCTCGGGATCGTCGAGGGCGGCGGCGAAGTCGCGCCGGAGAACCTCGTAAGAGGTCGCGCCGCTCATGGCTTGAAACACATTGGCGCGCTTGAACAGCGGACCGCGGACGTCGAGGATCGCGACGCCGTCACGGACTCGCGCCTGCTCCCCGCGCTCGAGCCATTGCGCCCGGTACGCCTCGAGCGCCTCCGGCGTTACGGCGTTCTCGCGCGCGGCGATCTCGAGGAGCCCGCGGAGCGAGCCCTCCTCCATTGCCCATACCGCCGCGAGTGCGGCCTCGTAAGCCCTCATTCCTCGCCCCCTTCGCTTTTGGTTTCCTTCGCCGGAGACGGGGCGCTCGGAGCGGTCCCGGTCGCGGAGTTGACCGGCGCCGCGGGCGGAGCGTCGAGCCCTGCCGCCCGCCGGAGCTCGACCTCGCGGGAGCGGGTGCGATGCTTCGTCGCCCAATCGCCGCCGGTCTTTTCCGCCGTGATCTCCTCGGAGGTTTTCCAGCCGCGCGCCTCGGCGATCTCGTCCGCCTTGTTCTCGTCGAGCGGGGAGAGGGAAATCCGCGCGTCGCCGATCCACTGAGCGCCCGACCAAGCGGCGCGGCGGATCGGGTCGGTAAAGAAGCCCGGCGCCGAGAGGAGCTCGCGGGCGACCATTTCCGAGAGGAACCATTCGTAGACGGGTTGGCAGAACGACGACGCCAGCCAAGCGCGGCGGGTCCGGAAGTGCTGCCACGCCGTTTCGATCGCGGCACGCGAGGCGGAATAGCTCGAGTTGAACGTCTTTAGGAGGAGCTCGTATGGAATCTCGAGCGCCACGCCGATTTGCTTGACGATCGCCAAGAAAAACGGCTCGAATTGAGCATTGGGACGCGCCGGGTTCGCGAACTCGACTGACTCGTTACCGGCGAGATCGACGACCGCGCCCGGTCCGAGGGCGATATCCCCTCCGAGGTTGCCCGGTCCGCCCTCGAGCTCGCCCAAGCCTTCGCCCGTCTCCGTTTTGACGAACACGGTAAAGAACGACGAGACGACCGCGGCCATAAGCTCCGACTCGGTGAAGCGGTCGAGTTGCTTTAGCGGCTCGATAACCGGCGCCAGGAACGGCACGCCGCGCCGCTGCCCGTCGCGGAGCTTGCGGTAAACGTGCAAGAGTTGGCGCTCGCCGGTTTTGGCGCCATAGAACGGGATCGCCGTATATTCCTCGTCGGCGCCAATGGTCCCGAGCGCGTCGCCGGGATGCTTGTTTCGGACGAACGCACGGACCGCCGCGCCGTCGCCGTCGCGCTCGATACCGGCGGCGACGCGCTCCGTCTCGGGGATGCCCGGCGGGTTGGCGACCCGGTCCGCCTCGATCAGTTGCAGCGCGAGCCCGGCGATCGCGCCTTTCCGCGGGAGGTAGCGCCGGAGCGGAAAGATATCGCCGCTCTCGAGCGCACTCCGGAAAACGATATCCTGTAATCCGGGGAAGTTGGTCGATAGTGTCGCGTCGCAGAAATTCGAGCCGCCCCAAATGCCGAACAGGAGCTCGGCGCGGCGCTCGAACTTGTCCGCCGCCTCCTCGGTAATCCCGAGGAGGTCCGCGTCGACGGTCGACCGGAGCCGGAGCCCGGTTCCGACGACGTTCGTCGTCTCGGTCGCGAGCGCGCCGACGGCGAGCGGGTTATTCCTGCCGAGGTCGCGGGAGCGCGAGCGGAGCGTCGCGAGATCGCCGAGGGTGTCGGAGTCCGCCGATCCCGAGGTCGTGTGCCAATTTTTCATGCTCGCTTTGTCGGAGCGGGCTCCCGAGTAGGAGCCGCCGCCGACGTAAAGCGCCGCCGCCTGCCCGAGCGCCTTCGCCTCGGCGCGGGTAAGCCCAGCGCTCGGGACGTTGCGGGCGGGGATTCGAACGCGAGGCTTGCTCATAGCGGGACGATCCGGCGCATACGGAGCCCCCCGCGCGTCTCGCGCCGGGCGAGGGGCTCGAGGCGCTTGCGCTCGGCGTAAAGGCGATCGAGGTCCGCGCGCCATAGCTCGCGATCCTTGATAACGACTCTCTGCCCGCGTTCCTCGACCGCCTTAATCGCGGCCTCGACACTGGCGAGCTTGTCCGCGTATTGGCCCAAAGCCCCGCCTCCTCTCGCAAATCGAGGCAAAGTTACCGGGCGCCGAACGATCGCGAGAGCGAGGTCGAGTACCTATGCGGCGACGCCGCGGGAGCGCGCCCGGCCTCGCGAAGCGGCAGGCGGGCGGGGCGCGGCGGGCGCGGCGGGAGCGGGATCGGCGGCGCCCGGCTCCGCCCGTCCGCGACCTCGAGGGGTGGGCGCGGGCGCCGGTCGCCCCTTGCCGCCGAGGATTTCGGCTCGGCGATAGAGGTCGACCTTGATCGAGAGCCGGGCAGCGATTGCGTAGACGCGGCAATCGAGAGCCTCGTTCCGCTTGCTGCCCTCCTTTTCCCATACCTTGTAGGGGAAGCCGTTTTTGTATTTAGTAACGGCCTTTTCGGCGGTGAGTTGGTCGAAATAATCCTCGCCGTAACGCTTGGGAAAATGACAGTAACCGGGGCCGGGCTCTCCAATCCCGAGGCGCTTATAGATAAGGTCTTTTGCTGTATCCACGCCGACGATGAAAACGTTAACTTTCTTGGCTACGTTTTTGGTTGCCTTTTCCGGCCAAATTGGGCGCGCTCCGGCCATGCCCTTGATTGCCCAAACCCGGCGCCCGAACCGCGAGCGGCAAAAATCATAGACCGCCTGTGTATGGTGTCCGCCGGAGTCGACGCACGCCGCCTCGACGCCAAGGGTCCGCCCCGACGGATGAAGGAATCGCCGCTGCAACGCCTCGTCGATCGCCTCCCAAAAGGCGGAGGTCGTCGGGTCGCCATAGAGCCGGAGATAGTCGATCGAATACGTCTCCTCCTCGAGCCCGGTCCCGAGGTACTCGATCTCCGCGCGGTCATCCTGAATATCGACGCCAGCGTTTACGAGGAGCACGCCCGGCGGGAGCGGCTCGACGCCGTATTCCTCGCGGCGCTTGAAAAGCCCGCCCGCCTCGAGGCTCTCGCCCTGGTCCTCCCACGTCTCCGCAAGGGTCGTGTTGATCCAGACCTTGAGCGAGTCGGGGAATTTCTTTGCCTCGAGGAATTTCTCGACGATCTTCGGAATCGTCGTCCAAGGGCTCGCGAGCTTGTTGAGGTGGAATCCCGCGTGACCATTGAACGGCGACGGTCGATTGCAGCAAACGCAAAGCGAGCGCCCGTGCTCGTCCCACTTGCTCGGGGTTTGCTTGTCGCCGCAACAAATGAAGTCCGCCGTTTGCCGCCAACGCCCGCGCTTGACGCCGCGGAGCCGTTGGCTCTCCGACCACGCCACGCCGCACGCCTCGCAATAGTACGCGGCGGTTTCTGCCTTCCCCTCCTCCCAACGCACTTGCGACCATTTTAGGTGCTGCGCCGCGTGGCAGTGTGGGCACTCGAGGAAATACCGGCGTTGGTCGGACTCGAGGAAACTCGCCTCGATCCGGCTCGCGCCCTTGATTGTCGGCGTCGAGAAAAGCCCGATCTTCCGGTTCCAAAAGGTCGAGGTTCGCTCGGTAACGAGCGAGACGGGGTCGCCCTCGGTTCCTGCCGAGCGCGGGTAGCGATCGACCTCGTCGCAAAGCACGATCCGGACCGGGCGGGACGCCAGCGACGCGGGCGAATTGGCGCCCGCCATCGTGATATGCCCGCCGGTAAACGTCTTATGCAGGATCGTATTTTCGCTGTCCTTCGCCCGCGCGTCGCCGATTTTGTCGCGGAGGATCGGCGTGTCGCGAATCATGGGCGCGAGGCGGTCTTTCGACCACGCCTCCGCCATCGCGATAGTAGGTTGCAGGACCATCATGGGCGCCGGGTCCTGCGAGACGTGGAACCCGACGAGGTTGTTAAGCGCCTCGGTCTTTAGAACCTGGGTGCAAACCATCGCCGTAACTTTCTCGACCCGAGGATCGGAGAAAGCGTCCATCACGCCGCGCGCGGGCTCGACGCGGGCGGTTTCCCATTTGCCGGGCTCGCTCGACGCCTCCGGCGAGAGGTATCGGTATTCGTCCGCCCATTCCGAGACGGTGCGGCGGGGCGGCGGGGCGCACGCGCGCTTGACGGTCTGCACGACCGCGCGCCGGAGCGCCCGGCGAGACTCCTCGCGCATTTCCTCGAGGACGCCCGCGGCGGCGAGCGCCTCCCCGGCGAGCAAGCCCGCGACGACCCGGTCGGCAGCGGCGCTAATCGGCTTCGCCATCGTCGACGCCCTCCTCGACCTCGCTCTCGTCGACGTGCGAGACGATCTCGGAGAGCCCTTCGTAAATCCCCTTGGTGATCGCGTCGACGATCTCGGTCGACGCCTCGGGGTTCCCGGTCCACTCGTCGACGAGCGGGCGGACCTTGGTCGGGATCGCGAGGAGGCGGGTTTTGCAGCGCGAGAACTCCGCGCCGACGACCTTCGCGACCTCGTCGATCGGGACGACCTCGCGCTTTGCCTTTGCGAGCTCGAGCTCCTCGCGCGCCGCTCGCGCCGTCTCGTACCGCTTGCGGATTTCCTCGAGCGAGAGCCGGGACATATCGCCTTGCGTCGCTGCGATCGCCCGGTCCTCGAGCCATTTCCGGACCTCGCCGGTATCGAAAGCGTACTCGCGCCCTTTCCGGCCTTGCTCGAGGACCGGCATTCCCGCTCGGAGCCAAGCCGAGACGGTCGGGAGCGAGACGTCGAAAATCTCGGCGAGCTCGTTTCGGTTTACTTTCTTGCCCATGCTCGGACTCTCTGGGGAGTGCCGGGCGACGGAAAGCGAGCTCTGGTCGCCCGGCGGGCGGGCTTAGGCGAGCCCGCGGCGGTCGGCGTAAGCCTCGAGGATGCTCTCCGAGAGCTCGGCATGGCGGCGGGCGGCGCGATCGGGTCGGAGGCTGTCGGCGGCGATCTGAACGGCGGAGGGCTTGCGGTTCGCGGCAATGTCGCGGGCGAGCTCGAGGATATCCTCGACCTCCTCCTCGAGCGCTTCGAGCGTCCCGCCATTCCAGAGGATCAAATCCGCCTCGATCCTGTCGACCCGCTCGGAGGGATGGATCGGGAACCGGAACCCGAGCGCCAGGAGGAGGCGCCCGACGATCCCCCAACGGGCGCGGGGCTTCACGCGCGGGTTTTCGATCCGGATGATAACGCCGCCGCGGGCGCGGATCGCAGCCGCTTCATTCGGGAAACGGACGTCCTCGGCGGCGAGGTCGGTTTCGTCGAGACTGTCGACCCGACGCTCCCAAGCGCGGACCCAAAGGTCGGCGCCGATCATCCTCCGCCCCCAAGCGGTCCCGAGCGTCACTTTCGCGTGCCTCGACGTCTTGCCGCAAAGCGCCTCAAGCGGCTCCCCGCTGCCATCGCCCTCGAGCTCCCGGTCGGAGAGCCCAAGCGCGCGGAGCATTGCCTTAAACGGGTCGGCGAACCGCGCCCGCTCGAAACCATGTGCGTCCTGTAGAATGTTGGCGACGGTCGATTTTCCAGACCCGGCGAGTCCGGTGATCCCGATAAGCATTTCTGGCGAGCTCCGATCTAGGTTGGAGCCGCGAGGTTGCCGGGGAGGCGAGGGGGCGGCGAGCGAGGTCCGATCGCCTCAAAGAAATGCGAAACGGTTTCGCTTTTCCGCTTGTCATGCGAAATGGTTTCGCATATTCTCAAAAGCGTCGGGGGGCCGGAATAGTCCGACCCCCCGGCTCTAGCAGAGGAGAGAAGTCCATGATCCGATGGACATTCCGACTCCACTGGAAGGGAAAGACGATCGAGATTGAAATCGAGATCGGCCTAACCTTCTAACGGAGAAGGGGGAGGGAGTTAGCGGCTCCCTCCCCCGCCTCTCTAAAGGAAAGATAAGCGAGCACGCGGCGAACGTGAAGGGGGCTAACGTGGCAACTTCAACCAACGAGCGCAAAAACAGCAGCATGACCGGGGCGGATTTCCTCGCGTGGCGGAAGGCGCAGGGGATGACCCAAGGGGACGCGGGGGATCGCCTCGGAGTGACGCGGCGGACGGTTCAGCTTTACGAGGCGGGGGAGCAACCGATCCCGCGCACCGTCGCGCTTGCCTGCCGCGCCATCGCGGAGGGGTGGGCCGATTTTGCGGAGCGCGCGGAAACGGAGCTCGGCGCGTCGTGAGCTATGCGTTTTTGCTTCGCCGCCGTTAGCTTGGTTGTGCGTTTCCCGCATAGCTCGAGGCGTTTCAGCGGCGGCGAGGCGCCGGGGCAATGGAAACAAAAAACGCGGTTTGGAATTTTGTTGCCTAGCCGATTACCGGGGTCGCGAGGCACCCGTGACGGTGGGGTGTCTAGGAGGACCCATACCGGGGGAGGGGGGGGCCGCCCCCTCGATCCCCCTCGAGGGTTGCTCCTCCCGCCCCGCCACTGCCCGTCTGTTGCACCGTGCGAGGATCGAGGGCTTTCGAGGTAGCCTATTGCCCCCCGCTCCCATCCTGCGGCCTTCTATGGGCGCAGGGGGCGTGCTGCCCTCATATTACTGCCCATTCCCCCATACTCGAATCTTGACGACCCGAGCGAGACGAGCCACAGCAACGATGAGCGGAGCGTTCGGATGGAGGCTCCGTATGCTCTCGAGCATTCAAACGGCCAACGTGGAAAACAAAACGGCCCCGCATTTGCGGGGCCGCGCCTTACATCAGAGCCTAGTTCAAACTAGGCCTAACGTTACGCCCTACGAGCGACCTTACGCTCTTCCTGGGCCTTGTGATCGTACTTGCTCAGGGCAGCCTCGAACGCAGCGTCGTCGCGCCACTTCGCGAACGTCGTTCTGGCACGCTCCTCGGCGTTCTGGCAGAACTCGATCTGGTCTGTCCTGTTCATAGCTCACTCCCCATTGGTTCACATAGCTAGCGCCTATCCGAGGCGGGAATCAAACGATTTCTGAATCCCCGAGCGTGGCTAGCCAAACGCGCTTTCCGTTCCAGTCGTCACATTGCAACACCCTGTACCCGCACCCAACAAAGACACGAGATATCATATAGTGCTTGTCCATAGATTTTTCAGGGGGGTTATGGTCGTGCGTACACCTATCCACCTGTTTAGGGCGCTTTATATTCAAAATCATCTCAGTTAGATAACAAACGACTCCCAAAATCATCCATCGGTCTTGCTTCGTAAACTCATCATGAATGCTTTTGCCAGTCCAGTGCTCAACAGTTTCCCCGGTGAAACTGTTCCTTTCGACGATATAAAAATAGTACTCTGGCCGATCCGGCTGGTAGGGGCCGAGCGCCACCGCGGCGAAGTACGTTGAACCTTTATCCTGGTCTGCTCCGAGATAGCAGAGCGCCATACAATCGTGCTCGCCACGATCAAAAAAATCGTAGTCGGATGGCGGAACGGTAGCCTCAAGGACAAACGGCATAGCAGCACTGTCGAATTTAGAATGGGGCGCGGAGCTTACTCGTCTCGCAAGTTTACGTAAAGCAGTGCCTGCTCGATGCAGCCAAGGTCTTGTATTGCGTTAGTCGCCTAACAACCCTGCCAAACGCTCGCGGTGCGAGACGCGGGACGAGGAGCTTCCCTCCTCTGCCCCTCGCCTCTTTCCTTGGTCCTCATGCGTGTCCTAAGCGGCAATGCTCGAGGCGTGCCTCGTGGGAGGATACTCGGAGTAATGGCGCTCCGCCCGTTCCCAAGCCTTAATCTCGACCTCGCGCACGATGTAGTGGACGGCACGAATAATCGCCGGGTTAGGGTTGAGATTGAGGAAGTTCTCGACCGCGTCGGTAATGTGACCGTGATCGAAGCGCGCCTCTTTCCTCTCCTCGATATCGAATGCGAGGCTGATTAGGCGATCGTCCCAATCTTCGACGATGCCAGAGTTTCCGAGGTTTTCGTTTTCAGCGTTTTCGGTGGCGATGCTCATTGCGCCCTCGTTTCTGTGTGACGTGATTTATCGTCTCACGGATTTGAAAGGACGCAAGCTATGCACCCCCGCATATGCGCAACGTAATTCATTGAGGTTTCTCAATCAGTTGCGCATGTATCCCGTTCGGAATAATTCAATCAGTTTTTCGTCAGCCCCGGCGCTCGACTTTGCGCCGGGGCGCTCATGCCTTTTAGCCATTCGGGATACGAACCCGATCCGCCCCGTAGTACCGCGCCGCCCTCTCCCATGCCCGAACCTCGACGGCATGAGCGAGACGCAATGCGGCAACAATGAGCGGATCGCTCGGGTCTAGGAGGAGGAGACGATCCGCCTCGGCGACCGGGTCGACGCAATCGTTGAGCCCGGCCCCCGCGCTCTCAATCCCCATCGCGAGGCGAACTAAGCGATCGCCCGCGTCCTCGCAGTAATCTCCCTGGTTGTACGGCATATTTCCTCCGGTTCCGATCTAAGGTTGCCATACTAGGAGAACATATCAGGAACTCAACCCTATTTGAGAAATATCGGGGTATGTGTTCCTAACGGGCGGTCGCGAGGGCTTGCTCGTATGCCCATTGGAAATTCTCCGAGAACCGCTCCCTAACAACGAGCTCGGTCGTGTCGAGCAAACCGAGCCGAGGCTTGACCTCGACTCCTGCGTCAAATTGATACATCAGCCGGATGGGCTGTCGCTTTTGCCCGCTGTAGGGTCCGCCTTGGACCCTGCGCTTTCGCCCGAACCGTTGCCAGATAACGAACTCCTCCGATCCGGTTTCGATCGGCGCCAGGAAATAGCCGCGTTTCCGGAGGAGGGCGCTCGGCCACTTTCCGGGGCGAGTAGTGTCGGTGATCTTCCGGCGGGCGCCGATCGGGATCGCGCTGTTTCCTTCGCGCTCGCCGCCGGTTTCCTGCAATTCCATGAACGGGGAAACCGAGCCGACTTGCGCCTCGAGGTTCTTTTTCCCCGCCGGGCGATATCGAATCCCGTTGGGAACGTATTTCCCGCGGATCGTGAAATTCGACGTGAGGCTATCCCTCACGCGACCTTGCGCGTCCTGGGCGGTTTTCGTGAGCGCGCGGGCGATCGCGTATGGCGCTTGGCGCCCGAGGTTGTCGATTTTTCGGAGGTCGCGCGGACCGAGCTTGATCTCGAAACGGAGCATTTGCACCCCTTGGGGAAACGGTTGCACTCCTCCGGCCTTGCGGGCGGGGAAACCGTTGCCCTATGATCGGAGTGCCTCGATCGTTCCCCGTTTCCCGAGAGTAGAAAAGTTGGATCGCCTCGCCCGTATCCTCGCCGCCCTGCGGCAAACCGGGCTCGGCTATAACCTCTCCGCGATGAAACCGGCGGACCTCGAGCTTTGTCTCGAGGCGTGCCGGGCGGAAGCCGAGCCCGACGACGACCTCCGCGGCGCCCTTGCCGATCTCGAGAGAGAGGGGTATCGGCGTTGGGCTTGGGAGGTCGTCCTCGAGTTCGCGCGACGAGCCGGAATGCGAACCGAGGAGGCTCGCGCCGACCTCCGCCAGAACCGCGAGGCGATCGAGGAGGCGTACCGCGCCGGTATGTCGCCCGAGGACGCCGTCGCCCTTTACCTCGACCTTTTCCCAAGGAATCCCCAATGATCGAGAAAATCGACCGAGAGCCCGAGACGACGCGGGAGGAGCGAGGATCGCGCCAGATCGCCGCCGCCCGACGAAAGGCGACGGAGCTCGCCTCGCATTGCCAGTTTTACGGGATACCGCTCGAGACGGTCCTCGATCTCGACGTCCCGACCCTCCCCCCGCCGATCGACCTTGCGGCTTTCGACGCGCCAGCGTTCAACGCTTGGCGAGAGCGCCTCGGGCTCTCCTACGTCCGCGCCGCGGAGGCGCTCGGGATTTCCGATCGCATGGCGAAGTATTACGGGGGCGCGGGAAAGCCCGTCGAAGGGCGGAGCGGGAAGATTCCTCGGACTGTCGCTCTCGCGTGCGAGGCGCTCGAGCTCCGGAAAGCCCTCGGGCGCTGAATTGGTCCCGGCGTGCGACCCGCGCCGGGTTCGCTGTTGATAGGCGCGAAAAAGCCCGGCTCCCCCTCCCGAGAGCCGGGCTTTCCCCCACCAATAAGGCGCGTCGTGTCCCTAGTCGCGAGGCGCCTTATACTCGACCCCGCCGCCAGGGGGAGGCGAGGTCGAGTACCGTCGCTCCCTGACGGGCGCCCGCTTCACCGGAGCCCCCCGCGATCCACGTCTCGACCACGCCGCGCGAGACGGCGCCGGTTTTCATGGCGACCATTTGCCCGCCCTCGAAAAAGGCGAGGGTCGGGAGCCCGCGGACGCCGTACCGGGTCGCAATGCCGGGCGAATTGTCGGCGTTTACCTTGACGATCGAGAGGCGCCCCTCGAGGGCGGTCGAGAGCGCGTCGAGGACCGGAGCGATCGCTTTGCAGGGGCCGCACCAATCGGCGTAGAAATCGACGACGACCGGGATCGGCGAGGCGAGGACGACGGCATCGAAATCCGCGTCGTCGAGCTTGCGGACGGTGCTCATAGCTGGACTCCCGAGAGGAGATACGCCGCTGCGACGATCGCGACGGAGGCGGCGATCGCGCCGCCGTAACGGTGAAGGATCGCCAGGACGCCGCCCGCGAGGGCGGCGGCGAACCCGAATAGAACGGTTCCGACAATGATCGCGGCGGCGACGACAGCCATAGCGACCGCTGCGAGGACCGCGATCGCGGTTTCGAGGAAGTCGGTCAATTGCCTTCGCCTTCCGCCTGGATTTGATCCCAGCAGTCCCCGACGAGCTCGAGGAGCTTTTCCCGCCCCACGCCGCCCGCGGCGGCGAGGGATGCGGCGAGCATGGCGCCGACGGCGACAAGCGCCTCGGTCGGGAGGTCGATCCTCCCGAGGACGGTAAGGACTCGATCAGCGGCGATTCCCATTTTGCGCGCGAGTATTTCCTCGGCATTCATGGCGTTATTCCACCATCCCGAGGGCTTCCTTGTAGAGCTCGAGGACCGCCTCTTGCTCCTGTCGGTCCGCCTTGTCCATCTTTCGGAGGCGGATAACTTGACGCATGATTTTCGTGTCGAACCCGGTTCCCTTCGCCTCGGCGAACACGTCCTTAATGTCCTCTTGGAGTCCTCTTTGCTCCTCGAGGAGACGCTCGATCCGCTCGACGAAGGATTTCAGCCGCTCCGCGGCAATCCCGCCAACGTCACTCATTTTCCGTTTTCTCCGATCTAGGGTTATGCGGCGGTCGACTCTGCGCCCGCCGTGTGCAAGCCCGCGAGCGGGAGGAAATACCCTCGCGCCCCAAGGGCTCGCATGATCGAGGCGGCGCGTTCGTCCGCCTCGGGAAAGGGACCGGCCCCGATGATCCCGCGGAGCCGAGCGATTGCCCGATCCGCCTCGGAGCCGGAATGCAGGACGAGGAAACCGTCCTCGAGGACGAGGTCGATCCATCGGAGGGCAGCGGCGAGGGCGACGTCGGTATCGACCAAGCCGCGCCCGACGCCGTCCTGCACCGCGCCGGATGCCCGCCGGATACGCTCGACGACCTTCCGGGTATCTCGGAGCCCTAGCCCGTCGAGAGGCGCTCTAGCGGCTCCCTGTAGGGCGAGGAGGATATCGGCGTCCTCGGGTTCGGCGGCGGGGTTAGCGATCTCGAACAGGATCGCCGCCGGGAGGGCGAGCTCGACCCGTTGCGTATCAGTGAGCCGGGGCATTACGCCGCCTCCCCAAACTTGCCCGCCATCGCGCCCCAAGCGTGCCAACCGGGGCGGGCGGTCCTCGAGAAAAGCTCGATGTAAGGACCGGGAACGAGCGCCTCGATCCGCTTGTATTGGCAATCGGGTTTGCGGGAATGCTCCCGACGCTCGTCGACGATCAGCCGACGGACCCGGCGAGCCTCGGTCGTGTCGTTCCGCGAAGGGCTCCCGCGCGTGCCGAGGAGGCAAAGCTCGGGGTTTGCGCGGGTCCAATAGCCCATGCCCGAGAAAAATGCCTCGTCGGTCGCCGGGAGCTCGGCGCCGCCCTTCCGGAGCTTCGCCCAATTGAAACCGACCGTTTTGTATGTGAAGCCCCAAGCCCGCATGACCTCGAGCCCAACGGCGAGGAGCGGGTCCGTCACCCATAGGAACAGGACGCAATCCGGCGCCGCGAGCTCCGCGACCGGGAGCGACTTGATCGCAGGAATCGTCATGGTGTCGTAATGGCGCTCGATCTTCTCGCTCGCCCCGCTGTAAGCGTTGAAGCGCCAAGGGGGATCGGCCAGGATCGCGCCCGCCTGTCCGAGCGGGACGTCCTCGAAAACCGCCTCCGCGACGGCGCGATAATCGGTAGCGTCGAGGCTAAGGCTATGCCGCGTCATGCCGCGACCTCCTCGTCGTACTTGCCCGCCAGGACAGCGCCGAGCGACCGGACGTGTCCGCTCGCGCGCTTTTTGGGGTCTGCCGCCTCCTCGCCGCGCCGGATCATGGCGACGGTCTCGTCGAAACGCGCCCTCGCCTCCGGCGGGAGGTCCTGATAACGAATCCGGCTCCGCTCCGCCTCCGCCTCCTCGGCGCGGCGTGCGTGCTCCGCAAGGTGCTGTTGCGCCCGCGTGGCGACGAGTCGGCGCTTTGCGACGAGGCTCCGGAGAACCTCGGCGACGTCGGCGGGCGCGGGCTGGAAGCGGAGGCGCTCGATCAAGTGCTCGACGGCGAGCTCTCCGATCTCCGGCGGGAACTTTGCGAAAATCTTCGCGAGCGACCGGGCATAGATCGAGGGCTCGACCGCGTCGCGCCGGGCAGGAATGGAGCCGACAAGGACGCCGACGAGCCCGACGGCGACGCGCTCGGGCGCGACGACGGCGAGGCTTTGCTCGACCTCGGCGACGACCCGCTCGCACGCGGGCGCCGGGACGAGGCGGGTATAGCTGTCGACCTTGTCGGGGCTGTTTAGCGCCGCCCAATGGCGAGCGGTCGTCGGGAGGGCGGCGGTACTGACGGGAGCCGGGAGGTTTTGCAGCGCGACGGAGAGCGCCGGAAGATTTGCGGTATGGGTTGCGTCGTCCATTGGGGCGATCCGGTGATCTAGGGGGAGGGGAGGGTCGAGGGGGATTAGGCGGCGAGCTCGCGATCCTGGGCCTCGCGATAGAGCTCGCGGACGGCGTCCATTACCGGGGAGGAGCCGAGGCGGGCGGCGCTCGGCGCCGGACGGCGGTCGTCGTATGAGCCCTCGAGGAGCTTGGTAAAGCTCCGCTCTTGGCAGAGGAAATCGAGGTCGGCGCGGAAACCGCGGTCGGTCCGCCCGGTCAGGAACGGCGAGGCGCCGAGCTTTTCGAGAGCGACCTCCCATCCGGGGAGCCCGCCGCAATCGCGGAGCCGGGCGGCGAGGGCTCGGCGGCGCTTGTCGGTGAGCTTTTGCGCCCGCGGGAGTCCGTTCTGCTCGGCGGTCGCGTTGTAGAGATCGACCGCGAGCGAAACCTCCTGCGCCGTCGGACCGGCGGGCGCCGTCGAGCGAACGCGAGACGGGACTCCCTCGTTAGAGGGAGAGTCCTCTCTTTCTTTATCTGTATCTGTATCTAGGGCGGCGTTATGCGTTACGGACGGCGTTACTTCGGCGTTACGCTCCGTTACCTCGGCGCCCCCGACCTCGCGCGCCGCCTTTTGGCGCTCGCGGAAACGACGCTGCCGGTCGGCGTTCGTCTCGTCGGATTCACGCTCCCGTTTCGGTTGACGCTTGTTCCAATTGGAGATTTTGTCGCCGTCGAGGAGTCCACGCTCGCGCATATGGTCGACAATCCGCTCGACGACGTCGTCCTCGAGATCGAGGTCGAGCGCCATTTCCTCGAGGTCGAGCCCTTCGATCGTGCCGCGGTTTTGGTTCTGCGAGGCAAACTCGAGAAGGAAAACCCACGCCGAAATGACGGCGGTTTTGTGCGCCTTTGCCTTTTTAGCGATCAGCGCGAGCTTAGTATCGCGCACGGTGCCGTGATAGAGGCGCAACCAATCCCAAGCCATGCGTTAGCCCTCCACCGTCGCGGCGTTACGCGGCGTTATGGTTGCGTTACGAGTGTCGAGCCATGCGTCCGCGATCCACCCGACAAGGGTCGAGGGCTCGGGTTGCAACCCGACGGGGATTTCGTGTCCGATGGACGCGGCGAGCTCGCGAGGCGAAAGCCCTCCGCCTCCGGCGGCGATCCGCCGGGTCGCCCACTCGAAATGATCGACGGCGACGGCGAGCGCGGCAGTCCCGAAACCGATCGAGCTCATAGCCGATACTCCTCGACGATGATCTCGACGCGCGGCTCGGCGGCGTACCGCTTGCGGGAAATGAGATCGACGACGACCGCGTCGTCTCGGTAGGCGACCCGGTTAAGCGCGTCCTGCACGCCCTTGGAGTAGTTGTCGACGTCGGGGCGCGCGGTCGGGACGACTTCGCCAGCGAGCGCCGCCTCCCGGCGCCGGAGCGGCCAGGACTCCGGAACCGCGACAAACGTCCGGACCTCGAGGACGACCGCCCCGGCGATCGGAGCGGCTCCGCGGAGCGCGGCGCGGGCGCGGATAACGACCTCGTCCTTGAAGAACCGGAGTCGCTCCCGCGTGAAGAAGCGACCGGAGCGCCCATCATGCCCGGCGCGCGACCAAGGGACCGCGGCGCCGGGGATTGTGATCTCGAGGCGGCGCGTCATGCCCGCGCCTCCGTCCGGTAGGCGTGCGCCGGGCGGCGCTTGAAGTAGTAGCCGCGCCGATTGGCGTTGTTCTCCGAGACGGTCGCCCAACGAAGATTTTTCTTACGACAATCGAGCCCTTCGCCGTTCCGGTGATCGACAAGGATATGATCCTCGGTCGGCGGAAGAACGCCGAGGACGTCCAGCATAATGAAGCGATGGAGATAGATTACCGAGCGGACGCCGCCGACGGTAACCCAACGCTTTGCGTAAGCCTTGCCGCGATTGTCCTCGCTGTAGGTCCACACATGCCGGGAAACGATCGGGACGACTTTGGGGTCGACGAACGCAAAGCGATCGCCGCTCCTGCCGAGGAAAATTCGGGAGGGCTCCTCCGCCTCACGCGCCCAATCCCTCGGGTCAAACGGATCGAAGGATTCGGAGAAATCGGCGAGGTCGAGCGGGTCGAAGAAATCGAGGCTCATTTCTGCCCCCGCTTGCTCACGGGAACGAGCCCAAGCTCGCGGCGGCGCTCCGAGCGGCGAATAGCCGCTTTCGTAATGTCGTCGAGCCGCTCGTAATTCGCGCGGAGCTTGGCGTCGAGCTCGGGCGGAACGTGCTCCCGGCAATACCAAAATTCGGACTGTCCGAGGCGCTTGTTCCCGACGCCGAAAGGGGGATTCGGCTTGTCGCAGATCATGCACACGGGCTTTTGCCACGGAACGGGGGCGGGTTTGCTCGACTTGCCGAGAAACGCGGCGAGTTGCTCGACTTGGTCGAGGAGGGACGGGGGGCGCGTGCTCATGCCGCGATCTCCGCGACGCGGTCGAAGCGGGAGCCCTGGTATCCGGACATAAAGCGGCGGATCGCCTCCGCTTTGCGGAACGTCGGGGAGCGCCCGCTCTCGAGGTCGCTAACAAGGTGGGGGTCGTTCGCCGCCAACCGCCCGAACCGCGAAGGCGCGAGCCCGGTTTCAGTCAGGAACGAACGGATTTCGGCGAGGAGGTCGGTCGTCATGCGGACTCTTGTAATCCGCCTTGTGGGAAATTTCCATCAATTTTCCGTCAATGTGACGGATAGTGTCGTGTCGACGCCCGACGAAGCGGCGGATATATGTCTCGGCGTCCTGCGTAAAACCAATTGTGCAAGGGCTCAAATTTGCGTTAGATGGGTATCTGTTTGCGTCACAATGAAGGATTGCCCGCTATGAATGCGGAGCTTGATAACCCGACGGGGGCTCGCGCTCGCTTACTGGCGCGTGCAAGGGATCGTCGCTTTTCTCTCCGAGAGCTAAGTCGCCTTCTCGAAAGAAACCCCTCGTACCTACATCATTTTGTTCATAAAGGGTCGCCGCGGGATTTGCCCGAGAAGGAGCGTATTAAGCTCGCGTCTCTCTTACAAGTTGACGAGAGCGAGCTCCGCGACTCCGACTTTTCCGCGGTTCCTGAGCGACCAAGTACCTCGCAAAACTTAGATCGCTCAAAGCCTCCGAGCCTTCCGATCCTATCGGCTCGCGATCCAAGCGGCGCCATGATCCGAATAAATCGCGAGGATGCCGTCGAGTTTACAGACGTCTCGATATTCGGATCAGGAATAGCTTTTGCGATACGAATTACAGATCCCTCACTCGCTCCAAAATTTGATCTCGGAGACGTTGCTATAGTTGATCCGGATGCCTTGGCAGGACCCGGCGACTATGCCTGCATAACTTTAAAAGATAAGAGAATAGTCGTTGGTCGACTTGTCGAGAGAAGCGGCGGATTGATTGAGTATCGCCGCCCCGGAATTTCTGAGTTTTACCAACTCTCCGCCTCTGATGTTCACGCGATCGAAAAGATCGTCGGCGTCGTTCTCCGTTAAACTCGCTCCCTAATTTTCGTGCCTGCGAAAGCCCGCCGATTTTCGACGGGCTTTTTCGTTGCCCGCAAAGCGTCGGATCGTTACGCCCTCGTAACAGACGGGCACCCGCCGTGTTATCGGAAAAAAATGCGACTCGCGAGTCGCGATGACGCAAATTTCCGTTGCGACATCGGATTAACCCGAGGTATATACGCTGCATAGCGCCGAACGACGCTAGACCTAGATCGCAGATCCCCGGAAACCCCCCAAATGATGAATCGCCAACACGCGATTATGACGGGAGTCGTATTCCCCCGCCTCGTCGCCTCCGCGGTCGCCAAGCGCGCCGAAAATCCCGCCGCTCCTCTTTCTCACGCTGAAACAATCGCGGTCCTCCTCGACCGGACGCGCAACCGTTGGGGCGATTCCCCGGCGGCTCTCGAGCTTGCCGAGCGTCTCGGAAACCTCTCCGGTCGCGAGCTCGCCCTCCCGCTGCGCCTGTGATGGAGCGGAGAGAATGGCGACCTCTCTTTCCCTCGACGTAACCCTCGACCTCGGCGACCTCGGCGCCGTCGATCTCGTCCTCGAGTGCGCCTATAGCCCGGCAACGCGGGACTATTTCGACAAGCCTCTCAGCGTCTATCTGCCGGGCGACGGGGAGGAGATCGAGGTTTCGCGCATCTTCGTTTGCCGCAACGGAAAGACGGAGCCTGCGCCGGAGATCGAGCTCCTCGTCGAGCGCCTCGGGTTCAATCTCGAGGAGCGTTTCGCCGAGGCGATCCGCGAGGCGCACGTCGCCAGGAACGCCCCGCCGGAGGATCGCGACGAATGATCCCCGCCCGCCAACCTTACAAGGCGAGCGGGCGATATGCCGGAGAGGCGGCGCGGGAGGTCGATAGTCCCCGCGCCGGTTACTTCCGGCTCCGGCTCCGGAAGGGGGCGCCATACGTCCCCGCCCGTATCTGGATTGGACTGCCGCGCGACCCGCTTACCGGGGAGCTCCTCGATCGCTCTTACCGCCCCATCGTCCAAATCGCCAACTTCCCGGCGACGGACGATCCAGAGGAGGTCGCTCGGGTTTGGCACCACGGCGAGACGATCGACCCGGCGACCTTCGCTTACATGCGGTCCCGCGCCGAATGGGCGCGACTGCATGACCCGGAGGCTCCCGCCGCGAACCCCCTTCGCCCGGTCGACCTGTCGACCATGCGCCCGCCGTTCTGAAACCCCCTAGATCGGATCAAGCCCTATGGAAACCCCCGGTATCGGACACAACAATCCGCCGACGGACGAGGAGCTCCTCCTCGACGAACTGGACTCCGCGATGTTCGCCCATCGCCAGCGTGCCGCCGAGCTCGCCGCGTCCTGCGAGCGCGCTCCGGAGGCGGTTTTCGACCTCGAGACGGCGACAAAGTCGATCCTCCTCGCTGCGCAAATCGGCGCCTTTCTGTCCAAGGTCGAGGCGGAGCGCAAGGATCGCAAGGACCCGATCCTAAAGCACGCCGCGACGATCGACGGGTTCTTTAAGGCGCTCGTTGGCGACCTCGAGGCGTCGCGCGACGCCGTCCTCGAGCGGATCGCCGATTATCAAACCGTGATCGCCGAGGGTCCGGACGACAAGGCGCAAATCCGGACCGACGAGGGTCCGCTCGCGACCTCCTCCATAACCCGGACCGTCCGGATCATCGGCCCGGACAAAGTCCCGAGCCACTTCCGGACGATCGACGTCGCCGCGGTTCGCGCCGCCGTCAAGGCTGGCGAGACGGATATCCCCGGCGTCGCGATCGTCGAAACCCGCAAAGCCCTTATCAAGTGAGTCGCCAAATGCACAACCTCCCGACGATTGCCAACTCGGCGCCGGTCCCCTCGACGATCGACATTTTCCTCGACGCCTCGAAATTCAATCAGCTTTGGCGCGTCGCTCAAGCCTTCGCGAGCTCCAACCTCGTCCCGGCGACCTACCGGGGAAAGCCCGAGTCCTGCATGATCGCGTTCGATCTCGCGAACCGGCTCGGCGTGCATCCGTTGATGCTCATGCAGAATACGACCGAGATCGGCGGTCGCCCCGGTTTCTATGTGGAGTTTCTCGCCGCCCTCGCGGCATTCCGCGGCGTGTTTACGGGGCCGATCGACTACATCGTCGAGGGCGCCGCGGACGCGGGCAACCTCAAGGTTACGGCGGTCGCGACCCTCACGCGGGATGGAAAGGAGCGGCGGGAATCCGTCACGTTGAAGGAGGCGAAGGCAGATGGATGGACCCGCAACTCGAAATACCAGTCGATCCCCGAGCAAATGCTCCGCAAGCGCGCCGCCGGGCGCTTGATCGGCCTCTATGCGCCGGAGATCAAATTCGGCTTTCCGACGACGGACGACCTCGAGGACGCCCTCCTCTCGACGACGGCGATCGTCGTCCCTGAGAGCGCCGAGCCCGTCCGCCCCGAGCCGATGAAGCCGGGCAAGGTCGAGGCGATCGACGCGGAGGTCGTCGAGCCGCGCCAAATGGATATCGAGGAGGTCGTCGGTCGCTCGGAGCCCAAGCCCGCCGCTCCCGCGCCTGCCGCCCCGGCTCCCTCCGCCGCGCCCGCCCCGGCTCCGGCTCCGGCGCCCGCCGCCGAGGACAAGGAATTTCCGGGTTTCATGGTCCGCGATCGTTTCGGGGAGGAGATCACCTTTTACGCGAAAGCCGGTGTTCACGCGCAAAAGGCGATCCAAGCCGAAATCGCGAAGTGCGCGACCGTCGACGAGATCGAGGCGGTTCTCGAGCACAACGCCGAAACGGTCGGCGCTATGTCGGCGGGTTGCGTTGCGAACGTGAGGGACGCCGCCGAGGCGCGGCGCGGAGAGCTCGCCCCCGCCGCTCCGGCGCCGGAGGCTACCGAGGAGCTTCCTCCGGTCGAGAAGCCCGCCAGCGAGCCGGAGGGGCTCGAGGATGAGCCCGCCGCCTCGGCGGTCGACGAGAGCCTCCGCGTCCCGGTCCCGATCAAGGGCGATGGCTCGGTCGATTACGCCGCCCTCTTTGCCAAGCTCAAAGGCGGCGTGACGAACGCGGCCTCCGTCGCGGCGCTCGAGGCGTGGAAGGCGGCGAATATGCCGACCCTCGAGGATCTGAAAGCGAACGTCCCGACCTGGGCGAAAGCCCTCTCGGACGCCATGCAGAAGCGCCGCGCCGAGCTCGGCGCCTGAGACGACGGGGAGCCGGTCGCCCCGGCTCCTCCTTCCCCTAGATCGACGGAATCCTCCCCATGAAAAACGCCTCTCTTGACCTCGTCGGCGGTTCTGCCGCCGCCCCGTCCCGCCCGTCCGACCTCGCCGAAATCCGCTTCTCGATCTGCAAAGGCGCGAACCCGCGCGTTTCGATCGGCGTCGCAAAGGAAATCGTCGACGCCATGCCGTCGACGCCGCGCCGAGCCGACCTCGAGGTCGACGGCGAGGGGCTGGTTTGCCTCCGGTTCGATCCGGAGGGCCGGTTCTCTGTGATCTCGAGCGAGGGCTCCAACTTCTACTGGATTCAATTCGGCACCGATGCCGCCCCTTGGCCCTGCACGTCGGAAAAGCGCGGCGCGCACACTGTCGGCGCCGTCGTCCGCGGGCTCGAGGTCGTCTCGACCGCCCCGATCCCCGAGTCCTTTTACGTCGGCGGAAAGCGCCCGGCGCCGATCGCCTCGATCGAGGAAATCCGGGCTCGCGTCCTTTGGCTCAATGAACAGATTTCCGCCCGCCGTTTCCGCGGAATGACGATCGAGCCGGTCGTCCGCGACGGCGAAATCCGTCTCCGCGTCGTCGAGGAGGTCGTCCTCTAATGTCCTCCGTTCGCTATCTGGATTTCCGCGCCGCCTCCGCTCGCCTTGCCGAGATCGGCATTACCCGCCCCGACGGCTCGCCGGTCCCGGCTGATACCGTCCGGACGTGGGCGGACAAGGGCAAGCTCCCGTTTTTCAAGGGACCGGACAATAAGCGCCGGATCGCCGAGCCGGAGCTCCTGTCCGCCTTCGCCAAGCTCCAATCCGAGGCGGCGAAACCGTCTCGCCGGAAGTGAGGGGGGCAGCCATGCGGCACAACCGCCCCTCTCGCGTAACGGTCCCGGCTCGGGCGCACCCGATCGTGCGTTTCATCTTCGCCGAAATGCGGCGCCAGGGAGTGACTTACGTCGAAATGTCCGAGAAATCGGGCCTCGCACGCGAGACGCTTACCGCATGGCGGACCCGGAACAAGCCCGACCTCGAGAGCCTCGAGGCGGCGCTCGGGGTCTTAGGCTTCGATCTCGGTCCGCTCCTGCGAGGAGCTCCGGTCGACCTCGGCGGCGAGATCACAGCCTCCGCCGCCGCCCTCGCCGGATACCGGCTCTCCCCCCGTCTCCCCGATCCGGGCGCGCTTCCCGCTCCCTTTACCTCTCTGACCAAGGACGAGTCCGAAGAATGAACGTATGGACCTTTACCGGGCGCCTCGGCGCCGACGCCGAGCTCCGGACGACGCAATCCGGGGAAAAGGTGCTCGGGTTCCGCGTCGCGAACGACGTCGGTTTCGGCGACCGGAAAACAACCCAATGGGTCGATTGCAGCCTTTGGGGGCGCCGGGGCGAGGCTCTTGAGCCGCACATGAACAAGGGAACGCAAGTCGTGATCTCCGGCGAGGTGACGATCCGCGAGTTTGAGAAGCGCGACGGGACGCGCGGCGCCGGGCTCGCGGTCCGCGTCGCCGAGGTTTCCCTCGTCGGCGGGCGCCAGGACGGCGACGGAGGCGGACGCCGTGAGGAGCGCCGGGACGACCGCGGCGGCTATGGCGGCGGAGGGTATGGAGCCCGTGACCGCGAACCGCCGCGCTCCGAGGGCGCTTACGGCGGAGGGTCGCGCCGCCCGCCGGGCGACCTCGACGACGAAATCCCCTTTGCGCCCTGCATCCACTGAGCGACCGGGAGGGGGCTCCGCCTCCTCCCTCGGCCTCCCTCCTAGATCGGATCACCCTCCCCATGAACACGAACGCCCCGGCGCCGAGCGCCGATCGTATCCCGCGCCATGCCCGCGACCTCCGCCACGCTCTCGCGTCCGAGCTTCCCGAGGTTTGGTCCGGACTAATCGACTCGCGCGTCGACGCCGTCCTCCGTCGGGAGGTCGCGAAGGTCGTCGACACTGAGACGCGACCGCTCCGCCACGATCTCGCGAACGCCACCCAAGTGCGGGTTTTCCTCGAGGGGCGGGTCGCCGAGCTCGAGGGGCGCCCCGAGGTTCCGGCGGCGCTCTCGCCCTGGTTCCCGTTCGTCGCCGAGTGCCTTCGCGATTACGCCCGGCTCCTCGAGGACGGCGCGATCGACCGCGCCGGGCGCTACCTGTCCCACGATATCGAGAAAGCCGCGGAGACGCTCGAGCGTGCGGTCGAGCCCGCGGCGCCGGGCGAGGTCTGTAAGGTCTGCGAGGGAATCGGGGAGCTCGTCGTCGGGCTTTCCCTGGAGTCCTGTCGCGCTATCGAGCTCGTCCCCTGCCATGCGTGCCGAGGCAAGCCGACCGACCCGGCAATCGCCGCCGTCGTCGCCGAGGAGAGGGGCGCGGCCTAATGCCCCGCGTCCTCGCTTTCGACACTGAGACGACGAGCAAGTATCCGAACGAGGCGCACGTCGTCGAGCTCGCTGCCGTCCTGTACGACGCCGACGGGCGCGAGCGGTCGGTCCTCGACCTCATTATCCGCCCCGACGGCTATACGATCCCGGCGGAGACGACGGCGATCCACGGCATTTCGACCGAGCTCGCCCTCGAGGTCGGCGTCCCGCACGCTTTCGCCGCCTCGGTCTTTAACGCGCTTTGCGACCAAGCCGACGTGTTGGTCGCCCACAATCTGCAATACGACCTCCCGGTTATGGAGCGGCTCTATCGGCTCCTCGGCAAGCCCCATCGGATGCCGGGCAAAACCGCGCGGTTCTGCACGAAAGTTTGGTCGACGGACATCGTCCAAGTGCCGCCGACGGAGAAGATGAAGGCGGCGGGGCGCCATCACTGGAAAAGCCCGAGTCTCTCCGAGTGCATGGCGTTCTTTTTCGGCGAGGAGCACGTCGACGCCCATAGCGCCCTACCGGACGCCCGTGGGTGCGGTCGGGTCTATTGGGAGCTCCAACGCCGCAAGCGCGAGCGTGAGGAGGCGGAGGCGGCGGAGAAAGCCCGCCGAGCGGCGGAGCGCGCCGCCAAGCGCCAGCCGGAGGCGATCGTCTAATGCGCCTCCGCCTCGCAATCGTCCGGCTCCTCGAGGAGCTCCGCAACGCCCCGCGGACGCGGGTCGAATATACCAACGGCTCGACCGAGCGTGTCCTCCTCGAGCGCGATCTCGAGGCGCTCCAAGCGCGAGCCGACGAGGTCCGGCAACTCCTCGACCAAGAGCTCCCGGCCAAGCGATAGCCCAACGGGGCGGCGCGCTGCCGCCCCTCTCCCTCTAGATCAAAGGAAACTGGATATGACCGAGCTTGTTCTCACTCCCTACGTTCGCGCCCTCGCCGCCCCGGCGATTGACCTCGAACCGAGGCGGGCGACGCACGCCAGTAACGCCCCATAACGCCAGTGTCGCGGCGGAGCCGGGCGGCTTTCTTTCGATGGATTCGGGGCCACTCGGCTCTATGCCATTTTGTGCCGATTTTGTGGCGCGCGGAGTGACGTAGCGTAACGCCAACTAACGCAAACCTAGGGATTTCAACGGGTTAGTAACGCGGGGATAAAGCCGCTGTTTGCACCATTCCAGCCGCCAAAGTGGGGCTAAGTCCTTGATTTATAAGGAAAAGGAATGGTGCCCAGGGACGGAGTCGAACCGCCGACACGGGGATTTTCAGTCTTATTCGAGCCTCCCGGTTTCCAAGGGCTCT